ATGTTCACCGCCTTCGCCTTCCGCGGCCGCCAACCTTATACCGTTCGCCGGAACACAGCCCAGGGCGCGACCTTGCGCCCGAAACTGGCGAACCGGCCGGATGCGCCGGCTTCCGCCGGGAAGTCCTGAACTGCGGAGCGTCTACGGCCTCATTGGCAACGGATCACGCCGCTGGCGATTTCGTCGTCGATGGAGCGCAGCGCATCGGCATCCTGGTGCATCTGCTCGATCACCTCGAGCAGGCGCTGCGCCAGCTTCGGATCGTTCGCCCGCTCGACGGCGCGCATGACCTCGACCGCAGCCGATTCATGATTGTTCGCCATCTGCTTGAGAGCCTTGCGCAAGCGCTGCTCGGTCCATTTCATCGACATGTCGCTTCACCCAGACTGCATATACGGACCCGCCAGGAACGACGGGCTCGCTTAAGAGCGCCGGAGCTGGAACAAGTTCAACCTGCCGTCGCCCCATGAGGGCGGGTTGGGTGCCGGAAAGGCAAGCGGAGAAGAGATCGAGAAGCGCAAACGAAAACGCCAGGCACAAGGCCTGGCGCTTCGAAATATGGGGTGGACGATGGGAATCGAACCCACGACACCAGGAGCCACAATCCTGTGCTCTACCAACTGAGCTACGCCCACCATATCGTGAATCGTGCCGGACGTTCCGGCTTCAACCGCAGCGGCCGGACAAGCCGAGCCTGAAGGTGGTGCGGACGGAGAGACTCGAACTCTCACGCCTTGCGGCGCTGGAACCTAAATCCTGTCTCGCACCTCAGAAGCGCTTATATTACAACAGTTTACGCCGACCGCAATCACTTAAACTGTGCCAATCGTGAAATTCCTTTTCACGTTTTCCATTTCCGCGCTTCACGTTTCCGTCACGCCCGGCATTTAGCGGTCCGACTCATAAGCCGCGACGCCGGTCCCTACCGCCCGCCATTCGTCCTGCGGCATACGCGAATCACAGATGAATACCTCGACCTCCCCGCCTTCTTTCGGCTCCGCAGGCCGAATAGCAGCATGCCGGAGAATCGTCTGCATGTCCGGTACGTAGCTGCTCTCCGAGCCGTGGAAAGACCAGAGGCCATGTTTCCCAGCGCTGCCCACCTGGTGGTCGAGTTTCACCGACCAGCCCTTGAATCGAATGACCAGCATCACCGAGCTCCGTAGGAAAAGGCCGTAGTCTACTCCTACTGGCATGCTCCGTTGGCAGCCAGCAGTTGAGCCTCATACCCGATCCGCTGCCGCCGCTCGGCCAGCAGCGCACGGACCTTGGTCTGTAGGTCGTCGCTCTTCTTCAGCCCAGCCGCTGCCCAGGCCGGCACTTCTACCGCCGGCACTCGGCACGGCACCGCCACCGGCACATCTACGCGCACCGTGCGCGGCTCGGCTTCCTGCCGGCCGGCGCATCCCGCCAGCGCGAACACCACCAGCATCAGCACTATCCTCATAGACCCAACTCCTGATCAATGACCGCCTCGGCGGCCGCACACTGCTCGCCGGCGGTTCGTTCACGTAGCAGGAGCTGGGCTCCGGCATACTGCTCGGCGGCCTGCTGTCGTCCCCGATCCACAGCCTGCGCGGCATCCCGGGCGCGCTGCTCGCCAGCCTGACGCAGCGCGGCAACCTGCCGGATCTGCTCCGCCGCTGCGTCCTCCAGGCCTCCCCTGGCGGCGCGGCAGGCGACCAGATCCGCAAGCGCAGCATCAAGCTGCGGCCGGTAGTGCCGCGCGCCGAGCCAGACACCACCGGCGGCGCCGAGGCCGACCAGAAGTAGGCAGGCCAGCGCGACCGATAAAGCACGGGCGGAGATCACGACAGCACCCCGCCCGCTGCAAGATAGTGCGCTGTCAGGTCATCGAGAGAATGCTCGCGCTGGCCGTAACCAGCCCCCGGCAGGCTGGCCCAAATGTTGGAGCACTTCTGCACGGCATCCGCCAAGCGACCGGCCTGTATATCTGCCAGCGCGCGGCGCTCCTTAATCTGCTGCAACGCCACCAGATCCTGGTTAGCCGGGGTGAAGCCGCCTTTCAGCGCCAGGCTTTCTCGGTAGGCATCCCAGTACCTCGCAAGAAGCTGATACCTGCCTGCCGCAGTTGAATAAACCTTGTACCGAGGAAGATAGACCTTCAGGCGCGGGTGATCAGCGTACCCATTGAACAGTCCTCCACCGACAACAACGTTATAGCCGTTGTCGCTACCTCTGATCGTGCTGGTCCCTTCAGACCACGCAAGCATGTCTAGGAACGCAAGAACGTTCCTCCCTCCAGCGGTTTTCTCGGAAACGACTGCCATCGGCGGTCCCTCTCTCAATAGGTGAATGAAATGAAACGGATCGATATCTCCGGGCTTCGCTATGGGCGTCTTTTGGTGGTCGCCTACGACTCTCCCGGGAAAAATGGAGGATCTGTCTGGCTCTGCCGGTGTGAGTGCGGAGCCGAGGTCAAAGTGAAGTCGTCGAACCTGCGAAGCGGCTCGACACGTTCGTGCGGATGCCTCGCCAGCGAATGGGCTTCAGCACTTGGCTCAAATAGGGAATTCGTCAGGAAGCGTGCAGCCAAAGTCACCGCGCACGGACACAGCCGTCGAGGGTTGAAAACCCCGGAGTACAGAACCTGGCTAGGCATGAAACGCAGGTGCTACGACGAGAAGTACAAGGACTTCCCTAACTGGGGCGGTCGCGGTATCAAGGTCTGCGAACGTTGGAAAGAGTCGTTCGAGGCTTTCCTCAAAGACATGGGGCCTCGGCCTGCTGGGAGGTACAGCATCGATCGAATCGACCCAGACGGTGACTACTGTCCTGAAAACTGCCGATGGGCCACGATCCAGCAGCAAGCGTCCGAGAACCAGCGACGCCTGACACGAGTCGAGATCGACGGCACTCAGTTCACCAGCATTGCCCAGGCCTGCGCCCACTTCGGAGTCAACGTCTCTACCGCCCACCAGCGCATCAAAGCCGGAATACCGGTCGATATTGCGGTGCGGGCCAGCGGTCGGCTCGCCGCTCGGCGGGAAAGGGAGTCTTACCTGCGCAGGGATCGGCGAGGTACTGCGTGACGCGCACCAACAAAAACGCCGGCGCGAGGGCCGGCGTTCGGGAGGATTTGCAGCAGTTGCTGCTCAGTGATAGGCATGCTGATCTCCAGGCACAAAAAAGCCCGCAGAGTGCGGGCTGGTCATAGAGTCTCGGGCTGCATCTCGGGAGGTGCCGGCATCGACAATCGGACATCGATCCAACTGTTGAGCGGGACATCCAGTGGGGCGCCCTTCCCGAGCACCATTTCGCCGTCGTCACTGAGTGTCCAGCGCTGTTTGAAGAGCCGGATGGTGACCGTCCCATCCTCAGCCTGTTCGCTGTCAGTGATACCGAGTGGGCGACCGCCGTCGGGAGACGCAGGGTCGATCACGCGCCAGCCCTCTTTCGCTAGCCCCAGGCTACCAGAGACCTTGTAGACGCCAACGGCGAGCCGTTGAACAGTAACGCCGCGGGCCTCTGCGTTGGCTACACCCCAAGCCCCCGCAGGCTCGAAGTCCAGTTCGTTGAGGTCCGGTCTCAAGCTCCCATCAACGTTGGCGATACGCACGACCGGCGATGCAGCACGAAGCGTCCCGTCGGTTGCTCTCGTCGTGTTTATAGTCGTGTAGAACTCGAAAATAGGGGCAGACGAGAATTTCCCGCACCGACCTTTGACCGTAGATGCCGGCACCTGGCCGAAAAACATCTGCGCTCCTCGCAAGTCGGATCCGTCGTAGCCGATCGTCAACACAGATCCGTTGCTAATGCCAGTTGCCACGGAGTCAACAGTTGTCGAATCGAATATCTCGACGCTTGTCGCATAACGATGAATCGATGGTGCTCGGTCAGGACGCTCAGAACCAATCCCGAATGCGCCGACCGGCATGGCGTTTCCAAGCGTTGTACCGATATCGGCCTGGGCGGCGCTGCGCAACTCGAGCGAGTTCCTCGCCTGGGCCGGCGTCGGTGCCGTTGCCCACGGCTGAATGCCGGCCAGCGTCCCTCCCCACTGGTTCGCTATCAGGTTGAATCGATCGCTCAGCTCCTTGTCGTAACCCAGGATTGGCGCAACCGCATAGGGCTGGCCGCTAGCCGTGCTGCCCCGGTAGTTGGGCTTTATCGACATGACCGTCGAACTGGCGACGTTGCTCACTTCGTAGAGGCGCCCGTCAGGGGCAATAAAGGCGTCGCCTACCCGGACATTAGAAGAAAACTGAGTTCCGGTGCCGGTGACGGTCGGGCTATTTTCTGTCACCGCGACGGTGCCGGTTGAATACCATGCCATTTAAGCCTCCATCAAATTACGCGACAACAATGAGTGGCCAGTTGAACTTAAATCCGATCTCATCCGGAACTAACGAGGAGACGAAAATCATGGCCCGGGAATTGTACAGGAACCCTATACGAGGGGGTTCCAGAGTATAGATATGCTTTAGATTAAAATGACTCACCAGAAAATAGGTGGACAACCCATATGGATATGGAAGTGCCCATGTTTGCATGTGCATACCTCCGGGCCAATTAGGGTTATGTGCGTATAACTCCCACTCCTGCGCCCCTCCAACAAACCGCACAATCTCGCGATTACTGTCGAACATGACACGCGACTGAGCATCGAATACATGCATGCCCCACCCTCCTATACGGGGTAGCATGACTGCTGCGGCCTTCCACTTTCCTCCATATACCGGCGGGTCGGTATCTTGGAAACTAGACTGGTAAAACGCAAATCCAGACCAAGCCCCAGCCCCTCCCAGATGTCGAAATCTATAAATCTGGTGAGGCCCATTAGGACAGAAGTATACATATGGCTCGTAGGGCGAATTAATTGGCGCCGAGTAGTTTACAACAATTTCCACCGCTCCTTGAACGCCATACACCCCACCTTCAACAATATGCATGCAGGGGTTTGAGTCATCGATAATTGTTTGCCCATTGTTCCCTCGAACAAGGATACCGTAGCTCATGAGAACATTACCGCATGCAGGACATAGGTAACATTTGGAGATCCGTCTCGCAAAAACGTAATTACATTTCCAGATATTCTATAGGAAGGGACGTTTCCAAATGGGTAGCCGCTTGAGATTAAGAAAACTACACCACGAGCGGGATCAAAGCCGGGAATACTCACTGCCATTCCTCCTGTGATCGCTCCAATCGATTGTCGATATACAGTCCGCGCCGACTGGCCGGTGAGGTCCATCACGATCCCTCCGGCTGCGTTTCGAATTCGGATGCCATAGCTCATGCGTCGAGATTCCCGATCTGTACCCGTAACACCAGGTTCGCGTCGTAGACTTTAACGGCCTCCGCTGTCTGCCTCATGAAGCCTCCGGACGTTGCGCTGTTCATCGTCAAACTCCCTGCTTTATCAAGCTTCCACAGCGGCTCGCCGTTGGCACCGAGTGCGGTCGACTGAATCACGTTGCCGATCTTCGCGTTCGTAATCGAACCGTCCTGAATCATCGCGTTGTTGATGAACATCTGGCCTCCGACGATCGAGACCGGCGCCACGGTCTGCCCGCTGGAACTGTTGAACCAGAGGAACCGATCAGCCTGGAACGCCATGGTCGTCACGCTCGTACCGCTGTCGAACCCAAGCTGGAACCCGGTGGCGTACTGCTGCCCATTGGCATGGGCCTGGAGCTTCACGCTGTACATCGCCTTCACGCCCTGATCCAGTGACGCTACAACGCTCTGCGTGGTCTGAATCGCGGCCCCGTTGGCGCTCGTTTGCGCCTGGACGGTCTCTACACGCTTCGCCTGCGCCTCGATCTCATTCGCGCGCACGATGACCTCGGTGGCTGCTCGAGCAATGGTGTCCCACCCCTTCAGTGCATCCGCTTTCTCTCCGGTAGCCGGCTCCCGGCGCGCGGCTGCTTGCAGCACGTCCAGGCTGGAGGCACTGGACTGAACAACACCGTCGAGCTCTTCAATCGCGGCCGCATTCTCAGTCACGCGTAACGCAAGGGCATCGACCGATTCGACGAGCTCGCCCACATCAGCCCAGTAAACGGGGTTCGGCGGCGGATTGCCCGCGGGAACGTCCTGGAGGGCTTGATAGAACCTGCCGTTCAATCGAACGATCTGGCCCTTCTGGTATACCGTGCCGGCGTCGTAGTACTGCTCCATCAACTGGTCGACGTTACCGCCGATTTGCTCGATGTTTTCGAAGAACTGCTCGCCCAGCGCGGACTCGACGTACTCCTTGGTGATCAGTTCGTTGTACTCGCTCGCATCCGTCGAGCTGATACCGTCGACCCAGGCCGACCAGGGGCCGACGTTGCCGGTACGGTCGATCAGCCGCCCGCGGAAGGCCAGGCGAGCGCCGGCCGCCAGCGAGGTCAGCGTGTGGGTGTCGGTCGGGTATGCGAACAAGCCCAGGGCAGTTGCGTTCTGCTCGCTGCCGCCGGGCGTGGCGGACTGCTGGATCTCGGTGTAGGCGGTGTCCGCCGCGCCACTGGCCGGGAATCCCCATTCCAGGCCGATCTTCCACGGTCCGCTGGTGGTACGCAGGAACGCCAGCGCCGGCGGCGCGCCGGTCTTACCGGTGATGTTGGTCAACACCGAGTTCGCTGGGATCGACGACACGTTCATGGAGTTCACAGCCCGCACGCGCGCAAGGTACTGGCCGGTGTATACCCCACGCACTTCCACCATCAGCTCCCCCGTACGCGGAACCCTGACCCACTCGCGCGAGCCCCAGCGCCACTCTACGTCGTACGCTACCGCGTCCGGTGCCGCGTCCCAGGCGATGGTCATGATCGTGACCGCCAGGCCTTGCTCGACCGCGATGTGCTGCGAGATCAATACGCGTGCAGGCGGATCCTGCACCCCGGACGGCAGGACGCTGATCGGCCGAGAATCGATGATCGCCCCGTGATCGATCGCATCAAACTTGCCGGGCTCGTGCTGGATAACCTCAAGCTGGAATTGCTCCCAACTTGGTCTGGTCACGTTCTTGACGTAGAACTGCATCAGGGCCAGGTCGTCGTAGTCGATCGCCCAACCGCTCTCGGGGGAAGGCTGTTCACTGAAGTCGGCCACCACCGTTATGACGCGTCCGTCATGACCTTGAATCGCCCTGGCTTCCGAGCGCCCACTGGGCAGGTTGACTCGCAGCCGCGCGCCGACCGGGAGATCCACATCTCGGTCTACGGTGATTGCTCGTCCAGATACCGCCGAGATCCTGCCGCCATTCGCACGACCGGCAAGCATGGGGTCTGCCAGAGCCACCACCTGTCCAGGCCGCGGGATGAATCCATCCAGGCCAACCTTCCAGACGGCCCCACGAGTCTGCAACTGCTCAGTCATAAGCGCCCACTGCCCCGCCCGCTGCGCCTGACCCTGGCTGGTGCAGCCGAGAGCCCCGACCGATACCTCCCTGACGATCCCGCCAAGCTCGATAATCGCATCCTCGTCGAAGACCGCCTCCTTGTCTGTCTCGAACGCATTGGCCGGGTTGTCCCAAGAGACCATCGCCAGCGAATGGCGGTCTCGCGTCCGCGTCCCCGAATACGCAACCACACCATCGTTCAGAATCTGCGACGTGGTATAGGTGTAAACCGGGTCCTGAGGCATGTCGGCGTTGACAGTGATCTGGCTACCATCCCAGAACGCCAACCCATGAAAGATTGCAGCGAGATCCTGAAGAACGGCATACGCCTCCTCTTGCTTCTGAAGATAGAGGTTGCAAGTGAACCTAGGCTCTTGACCGCCCTTCCCATCCGGAACCAACTGGTCGCAGTACTGCGCAATGCGATAGAGGGCCCAACGGTTGACCATGCTCTGGTCGATGCGCTCACCCAGGCCGTAATAGGGGTTCAACACCAGGTCATAGAAAACCCAGGCCGGATTGTTGGAATAAGCCTCCTTGAAGGTGCCGTCCCAAACGCCATTCGTGGTACCGGGGCCGCCGGTAAAATAGGTCCGAGTCTCAGGGTCATAGTTCATCGGAACCCGCACGATCCGCCCGCGCATGAGCGCAGAGAACTTCGGAAAGTCGCCCCCGAACTGCTGGGCGTCATACTCCACGCAGCCAACGGCGGTGAGCGGAAACTCCTGGTTGCTGTCGACAACTTCAGCTATCGCAGTCAGCACCATGGTGTCCTGGACCAGAGAGCTGTTCGCCTCCGGCGTGATCCGCCGCACGCGAACCGCCCAGTGCCCTCCTGCCGGCAGGTTGATCCGATGAGAACGGTAGTAAGTCGTAACGTTCTTCCGGTCGACAAACGTGCTGAGTACGGTCTGGTAAGGAGCGCCATCCGTGGCGACATCGATCGCGTACTCAATACGCACCCCATTGATGTTCCCGGACGAATCCTGCGCCTGCAGGTTGGGCCAGGACAGGCGCACGCGTACCGCATCCGCCGTGGCGTTCGTGACGGTGTAGATGTAGGGCTGCGTGCTGAGCAAGGTCTGGCCCACCGCAATCTCGTTGCTGGACTCCGCTACACCTTCCAGTCGCTCCTGATTTAACTCGCCCGGTCGAAACTGCCACTTCACGTCGGGGTAGTTCAGCGTGCCGTCTTCTGCCTGGATCGGAGTACCGTCAAGCTTGATCGACTTAAGTCCATTGACTGGGCCAACAATCGGCCCCCAGCTCAGGAGATACACGATCCGAGCAGTGGACAGCGATGCGACGCCGTTCTGGGCGATGTGCGGCTGCTTCGGCTTGGAGCTGCCCCCCTTGCTTCCACGCAAAGGCTGATGGCGCTTTTTGGTCACAACAGACATTTTCGATCTCCAGAAACAAGAAACCCCGCCGAAGCGGGGTCTGGCAGCGGTCGTGCTAGAGCTGGTCTTCCGTGTAAACCCCGCCCGACTCGACGGCGCCGCCGATCTCTCGCTCGCCGTAAAGCACTGGGTATGGGTTGCCCTGAGCAATAGTGGTCATGGCGCCACCGAATCCATAGCTCGGGTTATTCCCATCCTCGTTCTTCGCGGCGGAAGCCTGAGTTGACGGGGCCAGCATCTGGGCAACGCCACCAAGCGCCAGGCCAGCGCCGCCAGCCATCATTGCAACGCCTATTGCCGAGGTGGTGCCGAACGTGAAATAGCCCGCAACGACCAACGCCGCTCCCAGGACCGTCTGAAAAATTCCGGAACTCTTGCTGCCTTGGATGACTGGCACGATGCGGATGACCGACTCGCCGGCTCCGGCCAGGTCAAGCTCCTCTTCGCGAAGATTTCGCCGCCCTACGAAAACCGCGAACCGCATCCCGCGCTCTTCTGCGGTTCGCATGAATTTCTCGAAACCATCTACCATGCTGGCCAGGGCAATGGTGGCCTCTCGCGGACCTGATACATCGAGCACATACTCACGGCCAAATTCACGGCGCAACGCGCCATGCAGTCGCACGGTCTTCATTGGGGGAAGTCCTTGTGGCGAAGGATCAGCCGGACCCTGTTGGCCATGGACCAGCCGTAGATTTCACGTGTGGCCGCGCGACCCGCCATGTGGTGATAGATGAACGGGCCCGAGCCGCCCAGTGCTGGAGCCTCTTCACTTCGTAAACAAGGATCGGCACCGAGATAGATCGCGGCATGGTTCGGGTGATAACAAGGCCTCCCTGGAGTGGGCACCTGAAACACCAGCATGTCACCACGGCGCAGGTCGTCAACGCGATAGAAACCGGCACTCTCGTAATTGTCCTCGTACAGGCTCGATCCGTCCTTGACCTCCCACCAAAGGTCCTTGCGCTCGAAGTTCGGCAGCGTCAACCCAGCTTCTCGCTCGTACCAATCCCGGCAGGCGCCCCAACAGTCGAGCAAGCCGTGGGAAAACTCTCGGCCAAGCAACGGGGCACGATAACCTGATGGTTTGAACCAGGTCATTTCCCCACCCGGCAGCCCGATGATTCCCCACGGCAATCCGTGAAGCTCACAACTGACCCGGTCTGCCATGCTCGGGATCGGAGCCTTGTCAGGATGGCTATGGATGACGGCAATTACTTCGCCGCGGTCCTCTGCTGCTGCGTAGTCCCGGTGATCCATGACGAAGTTTTCGCGATCACTGACCGCCAGGTTGCCACAAGGAGCGTATTCTCGGCCGCTATCGGTCTTGAGCAATACGCCACACGCCTCGCTCGGGTAGACGCTTTCGGCGTGCGCCAGGATCTGACACTGGAGCTTTTGACTGATGCGCATGCTTACCTCGACGAAACGATCAAACTTGCCCCCAAAGAACCGCCGAAGCGGTTGGTGTTGCCGCGCAGCTTGCAACTGCTCCAGCGGCCGCCGCACCGATCGAGAGCCGGGTTATCTGTAGGCTCATCCTTCTTCGTGAAGAGGGCGGCGCCGGTATAGGCGCAAGCCTCTCCTCGGTACTGACCTCGGCACGCCCACCGGCAAAGCTTGGTGATCTGCTGGGCCGGTAGCATCTGCCCCTCCATGTCGATAGGGCTGCTGAGCGCGAAGGTGACCTGCTCCCGGGTTTCCTCGGTCTTCTGCTCAATGAACCAGATTCCCACCCGAGCCTCGTCGGCTGCATCGGGGTTGCCATCAGGGAAGTTCGCGGAATCCAGATAGTGCCGCCACGTCTCGATCACCCGAACCCTGGCGCCACAGAGGTCTCGCAACTGAAGGCAGATGGCCGATATCGCTCCTCGAATGCCGGCGAGCTCGTTTGCCAGTTGGAGGGTCGGCGACGCGGGTCGACCATCGCCGCGGATATCAAAGCCTTTTGCGGTGATTTGAATCGGCTCGTACACATTTCCCTGCCAGATGATCTCCCCTTCCTGGGCGTGGCCATGGAATCGCCAGAGATTTCCGCCAAGGCGCGTCGCATCCACCTCAAACAGCCGGATCAGGTTCCCCGGCTCAAGCTTCTGCACATCAGCATTGAAGGCCATGCGTTCTCCAGATATGAAAAAGCCCGCGCGAGGCGGGCTGGAAGGTTGTACAGCGTGGATGAAATGCCAGTGGCAGCATGTTTGCTCTGGCGGTAGCTTCCCGTGCTTGGATGAGACCAGGGGCCGAGGAGGCAAGCGGAATGGAAGACCCAAGAACCACAAACTATAGATACGACGCGGGCCCAAACTCTGCCATGCGGGCAGAAATCGGGCAGATCGTGGTCAATCACAGCCTGTGCGATGAACCGCTCATGCGGATATTCGGTTTTCTAAGCGGACTAAGAGCGGATACCCAGTCGGTCGTCGTAGAATCATTAAGGCTCCGCTCGACCTCATTAGCAGCAACGGTCACAAAGCTTCTCGAAACATCGCCGTTACCGATCGACATACCGGAAAGGCTGAATGTCGCTCTGTCCACATTCAAGAAGATGACGGCGCAGAGAAACAAGATCGTCCATTGGGCCTGGGGGTTATCACCAGAGGGCAAGGACGAGGCCCCTATCTACCATCCAACAAAGAGGAACAGTGACGGAACGCCCTACTCAGAAACGCTAACGTTGCTTGAACTTAGAAAAATCGCGCTCGACTTAATGCAGGTTTACTACCTGCTCGGCATTATTGCTGGGCTGTTGGAATGCGGTGTTCCAGATGAAATTAAATCGGCATCGCTATCCAAGTTCGACAAGCTCATTGAGAAGGTGCGCTCGTCAATTTTGGAATATCCAGAGGCCGAGGCTGAAGAACTGCCATTATCCTGAACACATCCTCTAGCAGGAAAATGTCGACATCCCGATCCCATAACCCGAGCACATAATCCATCGCGGCTTTGACCATTAACTCAGTCACGACTACCTGCTTTAGCTCCTCAATGGGCCGACCTGTGCTCATTGAGAGCTCCCTCATGTTGGACTCACAAGCAAAAGTGCTCATTCAACTCGCTCCGAGATTTATGCTTTGTCTTGAATTTATCAGAGGCACCCTGACTCGACAGAAGATTCTTGCAGCCAACAAAGACACATCGCCCGAAAAGCTTCACTGGCATGCAGGCAGCAAGGTGTAGGAGATAACTTCGTGCTAGAGATTTTCCAAAAGGTATTTCCGGACGGAGTGATACCAAGCACTTACACTCTTGATATCCCAAATATCAACCGCGAATAACAGCTTTGGTCACGGCGCTATCTTTTACGAACTGCGCCGAAATCACGATTTGACCGTCAGAGCGTAAAAGCCAAGCTGGATTTCCTTTCGAGTCTACAGCTTGGCTTTTAATAGCCTGACCTTTGGTGGTAGTTTGGGTGTTCATTCCTCTCTCCCGCGGCATAACCGCTCATGGTTGGTTGCTACGGGTAGAAGACTTGGACGAACGTGAAACTCAGTTCGTACAGCCCTCCACCCAACGGCCTCAGCTTGTATCCATTGCACCGGTATCGACCCTGTGCGCCGCCAGGGGGCGTCCATAGGAACGACCTATACCCCTCGTGCCGGTCCAGGAAGGCGCGGGCGCCCAGGAGATCATCACCAGCCTCCAGGCGCCCGATGATCGTCATTCCATCCCAGATCTCGGATCTGGTGTTGATCCCCGTTCCGCCGGACTGAACGTATCCATCCCCGAAGTCGTTCTGCCAGGTGCGCTGGGCAATCTCGCCGCTAGCTCCAAGGCGGGTACAGTAAGAAAAGGTCTCAGCCACTTATCGCCTCCAAAGCAGACCGTTCTGCCCCAACTCTTCCCGAATGACGCCCCGGACCTCCTCCCGCAAGGCCAGCCCGGCAGCCTCTCCCTGCATTCGAGCTTCCTCTTGGCTCATGCCGGGCTGGGCATTAACCGTGACCGGAGCGTTGATAGTGATCGACGGCGCCTGTCCAGCCCCAGCACTCGCGCCGCCTTCCCTGCTGAGGAAAGCAGTCAGGTCCCTGTTTTGATTCGGACTGAGCACCCGCTCACCAGCATCAAGCAGCCAGGTACTCTCCTTCGGGATGTTGTCGATGCCGCCGTGCGCGATGCCCCCGAAGGCCGCCGAAGAAACTCCAGCAACCATTGGCGCGGTAGCTGCGGCGGCAGCCGCAGCAGCACCAGCAGCCAGGCCAGGGCCAACAATCGGGATGGCAGCCGTCGAGGCAAACGCTGCTAGCTGTGCCTGGAACGCCGTTGCCTGAGCATTGGCGACCAGCCCGATTGCCGCAGTCGATTGAGCCGTCTTCCCTACGACCAACTGCACCGCCTGGTAGACAAGCCACTGGGCGGCCATGTCAGCCAGGGCCTTGATGACCGACTTAGCCAGGTCCGCAGCCATGTCACCGAACGCATCTCCGAGGCTCTTGGTCCGCGTGACGATATCGGTGATTGCATCGCCCAAGCCGTTGGTAGCATCGCCAAGTGCACCAGATACGAAGTCAGAGGCCTGCTTCGAGTAATTCTGTGCATCCTCCACGTAGGTTTCCCATGCGGAGCGGGCTCCGGACACCCAGTCCCCCTGGGCCTCAAGTCGAGCATCGTAGTTTGCCTGCAACTGCTCCAGCATTTGCTCATGGTGCTTCTGTTGAGCCTGGAGTTCTTGCTGGTACTCGTCGTCGCTCATCCCGACCGATCTGTCTGCGTAGCGGTCGGCAAGATCCCTGCGGGCCTTGGCGTAGCGATCATTCTCCTCGTTCAGCTTATCGAAAAGCCCCCTCTGGCTATCGCTCATCCCCATCCCGAGGATTTCGCGTTGCCCTTCGAGCTTGAGATTGCCCAAGCTCTCGTCCATCGCGGACTTGATCTCTCTGAGCCGCTTCACGAACGGATTGGCCGCGTCCACTGCGGAGTTGAACGACTTGGCCGCCCACTCGATTCCCTTCGCATACTCCTGGCTTGTGACCTTTCCCCTGTCCTTCAGGGTGTTGAGGGCCTCGATGTTCTTCCTGTACTCGTCCGTCGCAGCCGCGGTCGGGTCGATCTCCTTCTTGAGGTCCCGATACCGCTCCTCAGCCTGCTTCAGCCCCTTCGCAGAGTCCTTCAACAGGTCCTTCTGGGACTTGGTCGAGGCATTCGCCTTGTCCACGGCAGCGGCATAGGCCAGGGCGCGTTTTTCATCGTCAGGACTTAGCTTCAGGATGCCAGCGTTGATCTGGGCGCGGAGCTTCTCTACCTCGGTCAGCTTCCCGGCGACAACGCTCTGCTTCTGCAAATTATCCAGATAGCTCGCGCCAGCCTTATCCGAAGCGAACCTTGCACCGTCCAGTTCTCGCTGCGTCTTCTGGATAGCAAGGCGCAAGGACTCTGCTTTCTCCTTGGCCTCGTCCAGCGAAGGACCAAACGGAACGTCGGTATTGTCGTCAACGCCCTTCTGGAACCGCTCTTGAAGCGCCTCGGCATCCTTCAATTGATCCTGAAGGCCCGCCAACTGCTGCTTCAACTGGTCATAGCTGAGCCCGGAAAGATCCTCCGGAATCATCGTCCGAGCGGCCTGGCGGATGCGGGTGGAGGCGTCTTCGAAAGCATTGGCCGCACGACCAGCATTGCTCTCGGCCTTGTCCCCGAAGTCGACGAAGGACAGGGCTACAGCGCCGATAGACAGAATGAGACCTGGCCACCCGGCAGCCATTCGGAGAATACCCGCGCCCGCCGCTCTCAGGGCATTCAGCCCAATGGTCAGTGAGGTGCTTGCGGCATACCAACGACCCAATGCCGCTGTGGAGGCAGCCTGAGCAGTCGCAAGCTGAGCATTGGCAACCGCGACACCCTCAGTCGCAGCCGCCCACCTTGCCATGGCTGCGGTCGCAGCCTCGGAAGACGCAACCGTGGTGGCTGCGAGTTGCTGCTCAGCAACCTGTAGCTGCTTGGTTATTGCAACTTCACTGAGCCTAAGTTCAACCATCCTGGCGACTGATTGCTGCCGTCCAATTTCGGTAATTTGGGCTCTTAGTCGCTGAACCTCAAGTTCCTTTTCGGCAGCGATTGCAGCCTGCACCGACTGAAGTCGAGCAATTTCCGAAGCCTGCCGCTGGCGATCAGCCGCAACTTGCGCTTCAGCGGAAACAACAGCCTGTCTAGCGCGAGCCGCTTCCGCGACAGCGGAAGTTCGAATAGCCTGGGCTCGAACAAGCTCACTTTGAGCGGACTGGGACGCCGCAAGGTTCTGTTCTCTGGTTGCCTTTACGTTAGCAGCCAAAGATACCAGCCACGTTCCAGAAACTGCAGCAACTCTCGCTATTGCTAGATATAAACCCGTGTTAAGTATCTGAGCGAAAGTCTGCACCCCCGTAGAGTCAAGCGATTTCGACAGGGAAACCATGGCTTCCGTAAAAGCCTTGGACACCCCGAGAGTGCTATCCAGGCTGCCGATCGCCCTGGTCGCGCTGTTCTCCAGAACTTGAAACGCGCCAGCGATGGTAGTCTGGGCGCGCGCAAACTGGTCATCAATAGCTCGGGTTTGAGACAGAATCGCCTCGAAGACCTGCTTGGAGGTCAGCTTGCCCTGTTCGCCAAGCTTTCGAAGGTCTCCAACCGCAACCCCGAGACCGTTTGCGACGGCCTGGGCCAAGCCCGGAGCCTGCTCGAGTACCGAGTTCAACTCCTGGCCTCGGAGCACGCCAGAGGCAAAGGCCTGTCCGAGTTGCACCAGCGCACCTTCCGCAGCGGCAGCGGAAACACCACTGGCCGACATGGCCTTGCTGATGTTCTGGGTCACCTGGACAACTTGCTGTTGATTTACCCCGAGGTCGCCAGTTGAAGCGGCAATCCTCTGGTACAGCTCCGCAGTGCCCTCCAAGGATGACTGCGCATTCTGAGCGACGGAATACACTGCATCCATCGACTGACTGAACTGAGCCTGACTTTCGCTGACCTGCTTGATGCGGTTCTCAATAGAGACCCAGGCTTGCGAATATCCAACAAGCTCTCGGGCGCTCAGATAAGCAGCCGCCGCAACACCAATAGACTTGATAGCGCTAACTGCTGTAGAGCTCGCCCGCTGCGTGCTTTGCTCGATCCGCCCCATACTGCGCGCAGTGTCTTGGGCGGCTCGACTCATGTTCTGCTGGAATCCCCCAATGCGCGCAATGAGGTCGAGCGTCAGCACACCAAGGGAGCGAGAGGCCATTTAGCTTTTCTCCGGACAATAAAAAACCGCCCGAAGGCGGCTTGCATAGGGATTTTCTACTTCTTCAGATAATCATCCCCATTGAATATGATTTTCGGCCAATTTTAGTTTGGCCGATGCCAGTACAGACATGCCCATATCTCATATCTCAGACCGACAATGTCGGCATAGCTTAGCCTCCTCTCTGACGGCTTCCGCGCAATATGGGCATTTCTTAAAACCATTCGATATACCGACATCCACTGCAGCCTGACGAGACGAGCGTTCAGATGCTTGCTTATCTTCCCCTAGAATAAATATAAGAGGTATGGCGATTATCGGAGCGAAGAAACCAAAGACAAACCATAGGGCTATACTTCTTCTGCGAGATGCTGCCAGATACGCAGAGATTGACGCCAACCAAACCCCGAAAAACAAAATATAAACCCAATTATTATAAACTTCCTCAAACATATCTTACCTGCCGATTAAATCAGAAACTAAAACAGCTTACCGACCAAATCTTGCAGGGGATGGAGAGGAACCTGCCATGCTATACCCTGTAACCTTTCCATCTGGACCAAGAATTACCGAAAGCCCCTGGGTTTCGGTGCCAGCCCCCATAAACCCAACATAGGCATACCCCCAGGTAAGTACACGGCTCCCATCTGAATTGTATTGTTCCGCCATGGGCTTGCCAAAAATCGAAATCAACTGATCCTGAGTTGTTTGTCCCTGCACAATTCTATCCACCTGCTCCTGCGTAATCTCTTTTCCACTAGAGGCGCATCCACTTAAAACAGCAGTTAGAACTATTGAAGCAACCAATATCTTACGCATTAACAACCCTCCCGGTGGTGATCGCTCGGAATCTAGCACGGAGCCAGCATCCTGGCCAACCGGAGCGCCAGCACAGGAACCCAGCATCCTTGCCAGGTCAAACCCAAGCGGCCATCGCCTGTTCGAGCGATATCCCCACCGACTCTACCGGCGCTCGAACATGGGGGCGGAAGTCGTCGGGCTCGCACTTCACCCCGCCAACCTTGGCCTGGATCGCCGCCAATTGGGCCAGCACCCACTCCAGGCGATAGCTCCCGTTGAGGGAGCCACGCTTTTTCAGGTAGGCAACCCACGCCCTGTACTCATCGTAGTCGATGCGCTCCTTCGCCTCGCGAATGGTGCAACCGCCGATGCCGTTCAGCACGAGTTCATGCCAAACCTCATCGGCGGGCGTCAGTTTTTTTCGTCACCCGGCGCAGTGCCATTGACCTCCGCGACAGCCTGCAAGAGCAGGAAGCCCAACGCAGGGTCGAGGTTGAACGCAGTTTCGTAGGGAATCTCCTCTTCACCACCCTCACCCAGTCTTACGCTCTCGGCCAGGTAGCGCGCATTCTGGCTCTTCTTGTCGTCGTCTTGGGCGAACAGGCGTTCCATGGCACCGAAACTGCTGCGCTTGATGAACACGTCGAAGGTGTCCGTGACCGCTTTTTTCTTGCCCGGCGGGGTGTGCGTCCAGGTGATGCTTTTCTTCACCAGTCCATCGCCCAGGACCGCGCCAGCGGCCACTAGATCGGCTAGTTTCATGTCTGCTCCTTACGCGGTTTTCGGAATCCACTGCCCTGCGCCAGAGCGCTGGATCGTGGCCTGGGTGGCGACCAGGGTGTTGGCTGCAAAATCGAACGGGAAGTCGCTGACGTAACCACGGAAAACGAACCATGTACGCGTCGGCGGAAGATCAAAGTCCCAGTCTCCATTGCTGTCTTGGTCTGCGGACGGGCTTACACCGACACCATCTGACCAGCCGACAGCAAAGACAATATCCTGGTCACTGTCATCCTCTGAGAGCTGAAAGAGCCGAACATGGCTCGCATTCCGCGGATCTGCATTCAGTCCGAGAGTGGCTTGACCAGGGGTACGCATGCCCTTCTTGTATTTGCGCGAGGTCTCGCTCAAGCACGGGTCCTCAATCTGATCCGCCGGGTTTCCTCCGGGGTTGAAGGAGGTTGCGCACTCGATCTCCATCACCGTAAAAGGACCAGATCCAGAGCGGGGCGGAACAAGGGCATAGACCTGAGTTCCTTGGGTAAGCATCGACATAACGTCTTCTCCTGTAGCAGGCAATAAAAACCCGCGCGGTGGCGGGCTGATTGGTTTAGGTGTCTATCGCTGGACTATCCAGTCGATGTCAAAGCTGACTCGGTAGGTCTTGGTATCAGGATCAACAGATTCCCCTCCCCAGCGGACTACATAGGCTGAAAGCTCAATTGCATCCCTGATGGCCTTTGCTGCATCTCTGGCTTCCGCAGCGGTGGCTGAGAAAATGTCCACCTGGAGGGTGAACCCATCGGCGTCAGGGCGCCCCCATAGGTAGTTCTCCGGCGATCCAGATATGGTCTGCCATGTTGCGTACGGCTTGACGACGAGCTGGGGGGCCAGGCCAAACTGATACATCCTCAGCGGGGACGCACCGAGAATCGCGGTAACAGCGGGACTACTTGAGCAGACCTTAAAGATTGGCGGATGCATCACCTCCCCCTTAGAGCCTTGTCTATTTCGCCATCAAGCTCGGATATGAATTTTTCAGTAACGGGCTCAATGTTTTGAGACAGAGCAGGCCGCATGAATGGCTTCGCCGGCGAGTACTTGGTGCCGAACTCCAGATAGCGCCAGTGCCTGGTGTCGCCACCAGGATTTCCGCTTGCATCCTTGCTGTACTGGTTTCGACCAGCGCCGCCGCGCACTCCAACCTTCATCACCACCCCCCCTTCACGCCGCCCCTGCTTGGCGGACTCTTGAGTGATGATGTTCTTCCAGATTTTCTCTGGTGTTTCGGGATCATCGACAAGTCGCGCCTTTTCTCGTGCGGCATCCCTGACAATGTTCATCGCCCTGCGGGCTGCTTTTCTCAGGCCGTTCTTTTGGAGGCGCGGGCCAAGAGTTCTGAGTTTCTCGAGCACGCCTTCAAGCCCGGTGATGCTGAACTCAACGCCGTCAGCCATGGACTCTCCGGAACGCAAAGCTGGTGATGCCTTCTCGGCCAAGTTTCGACTCCTGGTCGTTTAGCTCGACACATTCGAAACCTTGACGCTCGCACCATCCGATCAAACCGTGCATCGTGTGGTACCAGATATGCTCACCCGGCTTGTAGTGCTTGGAGGACAGGCAGTCAGCCTGATCCTTATAAATCGGCATCGACACGAACAGCCACTCGCCAACATGGTCCAGCAGTTTCTCCGGCTCCGGGATGTGTTCCAGGCTGTCCCAGCAGGTCACAGCCTCTGCGTGGTGCTGGTACGGGTCGTAGTAGCGCTCCTGCGCCTTCAGCCAGTCCACCGCTTCCGGATTCACGTCAAAGCCCATCGCGCCGGACTCGGTGACGAAACGGCCTCCTCCGATACCGATGTCTACCACCTGGCCGGCAAAGTGACGGCGCACCAGATCAAGACGGGCCCGGGTCAGCGCAGCGCCCATCGGGGTAGCGTCAAGCAGCTGGTACTTCTCGAAATACGGTCCCGTGTAGTCCATCGGAGGGCGCGGGTGGAAGCCCATGCCAAGCTCTTCAGACCAGAGCAGGCAGTCGGTCAGCCCAGGCGGCAAAGCGTGCGTCATGATCGGCGATCCTTTTGTCACAAGTGTGCTGTTTCAGGGTGCAGCGGCAGAACCTGTCGGGGACCGCGAAGGTGATGCGGGAAAGGTCCATACATTTGTCAGTGATGTGTTCTGGCGAGTTGTATCCGCCCTGACCGCCGCAGATGATCCAGGCCGGCACCTTGGCGGCGATGGCGGCCGGAACGATCCAGCCAATCCCACCGATTACCGCGTCAGCGTGCTGGAGCAGCGCCAGCAGTTGTTCAACTGGCAGCTCGCCCTTGTGGAACTGGATGTCAGCCGGCGGAAGTGGATCGAGCGCCCACTCCTTTCCCGGCTCCAGGTCCGCCACGGAAACCACTTTCCAGCCCCTGCGGCGCATCTCTTCGGCAGCGCTGGCGATGTACTCAGGCAGTGGGTTGCGCGTATCTGCACGCCACTCAGCGCGAACCGTGGCTGGCCGAACCAGCACATAGCGGCCATTGACCGGCGACGGGCCGAAGTCTGGCAGATCAAACACACCGGGCTCGCACCGGAACGCTTGGCGCAAGCCCTGGATGATCGGCATCTGGCCGTAGGCGATTCGGAGCTGGCCGCCACCGAATGGCTTATGCCACTGCGCCGGGCGCTGGACGTTCTTCGCTTGCGTGCGGAGCTGCGTGCTCGGACGCACGCATTTCACATCGATGTCTGCATAGAGCTGGGGCCACGGCGTTTCGAGATAGGCTCCAAGGTGCTTCTTCACGAACGCGCGGGCGTAGATATTGTCACCAAGGCCAAGCATTCCGCGGATGAACAAGATTTCTCTACTCCAGAAACGACGAAGCCCGCGCAGGGCGGGCTTTCCGTTGGGTGGCGTGGGTTAGGTTGCCTGGTGGCAGAGATTTCTTGCGATCTCGTTCAGCATACCGGGCGGAGCGTTCTTGATTATCTCCTCAAGCTCGTTGGCCCTTTCATGTAGCCCGCTGCGTCTCGCTCTGTCTACTGCCAGATGGATGAGGGCCGCATACATATTGCTGGATCTGGCCATCTCGTCGAAGCTTTCGTCGCTCGACTCGACTGGAGCGCGAGCGGCCTTCGCCTCACTTGCCGCACATGCTAGGACTTTTCTTACCACACACGCCGTCAGGCACGAAAACACCTCTGGCCCATGCTGCTCAGTCATCGCAGAGAACGAATTTATGGCCAGCCGTTCGGCATCAGCGGCACAGTTTTCAACAGGCTGAACAATCAACTCCTCAATCAGAGGTGTAACCACACCGTGAGCAGTCAAAGCATTCAGCCTTGATCTCATGTTCTTGGTTCGCCCAACCTTCATTAGCCCGTGAGAAAACCTGACGCAGTACAGAACTGACTGCTTGGAGAATTCACGGGCAACCTTCTGGGCCTCTTGCCATTTGGTCATGCTCATGTTGTTACCTCGCTCATCAGACGAATAGAAACGCAGCGGGGCGGACGGATGAGCGGACATCCGCCGTTCGGCTGTACGGGCCTAGCTGCGTGTTGAGCGCCCTTACGGGCTAAAGGGTTACCGACCGTCCGTCAATCCATCAGAGCAGCGCAGTCTCCATTCACGCCGAGCTGTGACATCGGTTTCCGCGCTGGTGATGTTGTAGACCCGGCCATCCCAGATGGCCCGCCAGGTGTAGAGTTCCAACCGCTCAACGGGGAACCATCGACAATTGATCCTGGCAGTGGTCTCCGCCTGCGTAGCATCGGCAGCGATCAACTCGCGACCTGGGCCAGTCAGAACCTCGGCGGGCAGGTCGGCGCGACCGGAGAACAGAACGGTCTCCCAGGTCGTCACCATTTCCCCCGTATCAGGGTCTTGTGTTTGTACCTGCCGCTGAAACTGAATGCGGTGGCGCATACGGTAGGCCAGCATTCAAACCCCCAAGCCGCATCGGTACGGCATCAGCTTCACCTCGGCCGCCTTGCGCAGCGTCGCGATTTCATCGGGAGCAGCCTGGTAGCTGGCCTGAAGCAAAAGAAGCACTCCGATGACCACGCTAGGCGGAAGTCCCGGTTCGCTACTGACAGCCTCACTGCTCTCTTCGCAGTTGCAAAGGCCATCAAGGGACTGGCGCCACATGAACTGGCAGGCCTCGTCCTCCGCTCCATCCAGCAGCAACTGGAGCTTGGCGTCATCCCAATCGTGGATCACATCAAGAAAGGACTTTGCCGTATCAAGCGGGATCAGGCTCATTCAGCGCGTCCTCCAGCGGTCTACGCGCGAAACAGGTAAGCGCCGTTTCGCGTGTGCAATTGATGATTTCTATCCCAGGGTTCTTGCGCTTCAGGTTTTCGAACTCTACCGGCCACTCGGATATCTTCCCTGCACTACCCAGCCCTCTGGGGTGATCACCATGCCAGTGAGACATCCCGCCAGTTTTCTGCATGTCGTAGCCGAGAAGGATGATTCGCTTGGCGCCCCTGGCTATGGCCAAAGAAACTGCGCCGCCGCCTGAGTTCCTGTAGTGCTCAATGCGTGCCGTTTTGATGCCGAAGGGATTGGCGCTGAGTGTCAGAAGCTCACCGCAGAAGTTTGCTTTAGCCTCGGCGGCGTATCTCTCCCACCAGACTTTATCCATTGCCCACAGCGCATCAGCCCAGGGAGTCAGTCGGAACGTTGTGTTCGTGCAGATGGCCGCCCTCTGCGGCGAGGAGTTCCGCCACTCTCGGACTCGTTCGCAGTCTTCTGCTGTGAGGCTGGGGCCACTTGCGAGGCAGACAGCGACTCGCCAGCCACAGGCTTTGGGATCTCTGATTCCACAATCTGGCAAAGACCGCGCGCCGCCAACTGGCGAGCCAGATGCTCGGATGCAAGGTATGCATCACCACCAGCCTTTCTCACGCGACCGCCGTCCAGGTATGAGCGAATTGGCTTGATCATTACGTCAGGCATAACCACCTCAAAGAAAGAGGGGCCGGTCTCCCGGCCCCTTCCAGTCAGCTGGCGGTCAGCGAACCAGCCACGAAAGCCTCGGGGCGATAGACCGCGAAGGCCAGCCGCTCCTCAGCGCGGATGGTGACCATGTTGTTCTCGAAGTCCTTGTCGTTCTCGGTGGAAACCAGAACCTCGATGTCCATGCGGTCGAAGATCTGGGCGCCGAGAGAGAACGCACCGGTCAGGAACTCGTCCTGAGTGATGGCCTGGGTTTCCACCACCGGCAGACGCCAGAGGGTCGGAGTGGTGCCGTTCTGCGGGCTACCGATGATGTAACGGTTCTCGGCGTCCTTGGTCAGCTCGATCAGCGCCCAGTCGATGGGGTTGAGCACGATACCGCTGGCCGGGAACTCGGCCAGTTGCGCCTGAAGGATCGCCAGGCGGATGCGGTCGATTCGCTGTTCGGCAGTCACGACTACGCCGCTCGGCGGCGCGTAGGCCTGCGCCTGCGGAATGATGCCGTGCAGATTTGCACCGGTTCCGTTTCCGTAGAGCAGTTGGCCTTCTTCGACCAACATCAGGCCGTAACGAGCGCGCGCATCGATGTAGCTCTGCAAGGCCGATGCGTCGTCCAGGATCTGGCGACTTGCCTTGAACAGGTGGGCGATGGTGCGAACCGGCGCGTTTTCCAGCTCGAAGTTGAGGTCGGAGTACGGCTTCTGGGTGCCTTCCGAAACAGGAGCGGCATTGTTGACGAAACCGGTCTCGCGAACGTACTCAACGGAGTTCGACTCAGTGGTGCCAGGCGCAACCAGGTCGCGGATGGTCAGTCGACGCTGCGGAGCGGCAACGACACCGGGGCGACGATCAGGAGCAACCAGGGCGCCGCCAGAGCTGTCGATGGAGGTGATGGCCGAGCGCGGCATGGATACGCGATGCGAACCGCGCAGGGAACTGGTTACACCCTGCTCTTTCAGGCTCTCTGCGACCATTTGGCCGGCGGTCTTCGGTGCTTCCTCGCCGCCGTCACGCTTCTCGTTGGCCAGCATGGCTTGTTCTGCGGCGCTCAGCCGTGCTTGCAGTTCGCCCTGAGCGGTCAGCAGTTCGTCGACCTTGGCGCGGGTTTCCTTGTTCATCTCGCCGAAGTTGGCGATTTGGGTGTTGACCTGTTCGGCCTGGGCCTTGATCTGATCGCCGACCTGCTTGAGGCTGGTGTTCAGTTCGCCGATTTGTTTCTCGAAGTCGCTCATTGCGATTCTCCTTGGAGGAATTTAGTGATGTCTTGTGCTGCCCGTAGTGCAGCGGAGAGGTCAGGAGCGACAGCGCCAGGCATATCGGTCGGGGTGTCACCACCCCCGCCAGCAGCGCCAAGCATGCTGGTCTTGAAGTCGTTGATGAGTTCATTGCGCTGACTTCGCGGCATGCCGCTGCGAGCCAGAGCGGCATCCATCCGGCGCTTGGCCAAGATGGCTTCACTGCGGTTGCTGGGCGCACTGGATATCTCGTCGGATTCCAGGAAGGCATCTGCCCACCCCTTGTCGACGGCTTCGCGCCCGCCGATCCAGGTCTCGGCGTCCATCTGCTTCACAATGTCGTCGATATCGATGCCGGTGCGCTGCGCGTAGATGTCAGCCAGCGTCATGTCGAATGGCTCCAGCCAGTCGGCGATCTCGCGCAAGTCGTTCCGATTGCCCATGGCGATCAGCCAGGCGTTGTGGATCATCAGGAAGGCGGCGCGGCCAATGCGGATTTCATCCCCTGCCATGGCGATAAAGGAGGCGGCAGAAGCAGCCAATCCGATGATGTTCACCGTGACCTTGCCCTTGTGCTCGCGCAGCAGGTTGTAGATGGCCAGCCCCTCGAACACGTCGCCACCCGGACTATTGATATTCACGGTCACATCGACATCGCCGCCGATGGCGCGCAGCGCACCGGCAATGCGTTTCGCGGTTACGCCCTCGCCGGTCCACCAGTCGTAACCGATGGGTTCGTAGATGGTGATGGTGGTGTCGGGGTTATCGCCGGCCGCGGCGCGAAGCTCAGGACGCCATGCATCCAGCGCTTTTGGCGCCAGGTCGCACTGGACGCCCGAGCGCGGGCGAGCCTCCGGCGCTGCCGGAAGATTTCGCAGAGTCATGGGTTACTCCTGTGTTTCTTCGAATTCAGGCCAGGGAACTTTCAGTCCTGCGCCATGCTGGTTTACGAGTTGTCGCGCTTCGTCGGCGGTGATCATCTTCCCAACGCCGAGGTAGGCCTTTTGAACCGCCTCTACGGCGGAGAGCTTTCTTTCGCTGCCCCCCCCAGTTGATCTAGGGGAACCAGGTTGGACTGGACGGTGAGAATGTCTCCGCCGGGGAGTTCTGGCAGGTTCTCTTTCCGGCGACCTTCATTGCGAGTCATGAATCCGTTTTGCGCCATGGTGCTGTACCAGGCAGCGCGACCCGCGCTATCAGCTTTCAGGAATCCCTCAAGGGAAAACTCGGCGTAATAGCGAATCCGCTCGGGCGCAGTTAGCAGCCGCTTGTTGACGCACTGCTGAATCTGATTGGTGATCGAACTGATCGAGAATGTCAGGAACGCGAGCATCTGCTGTTCAAGCCCGGTCCCCCAGTTACTCCCTTTGTCGGTCTGACCAATCATCCAGGGCGGAACCCCGAACCATCTGCAAATCTCGATCACTCCATGCTCTCGCGTCTCCAGCAACTGAGCATCGACTGGGTTGATGCCGATAGTCTCAGGGGTAATACCCTGCTCCAGTACAGGGGACCTCCCAGCGTTCATAGCGCCAGATATGGACTTCACGTACTCCCTGAACTCCTCCCTCTGCGCAGGCTGGAGAATGCGGTCGACCTTGAATGCGACCGTGGGGAGCAGTCCGTTCTTGAATGTGCCGTTGGCGGCATCCTCCGCCGACATGACCGAACCGAAGACATCGACGCCATACCGGATGGCAGAGAGACCGACTCTGCCATCCAGCGTAAACGCCGGGATGTGCAGCATGTTTGTGCGCTCGATCTCTCTACGGGCACCCTTCTTTGGCGTGTAGAAGTACTTCAGCCGACCGTTGTCATCACACTCCAGGTCGACCCTCGACGGAAGCAGGAAGTCCAGCGCAGCTGGCCTACCGGCAGCACGACGAATCTCCGCGTATGCGTTCCCCCAAAGCAACATCGATGCGACCATGGCTTGCCAGAACTGGAAGGCCGTCATGTCGTCATTGGGGCTGTTGTGGACAACATCGTAGAGCGGGAACGACCGAGCATCGACTCTGCTCCCGTCCGCTTTCCGCTCGTACACTCCAAGCGGCAGCCCGGCGACAGAAGTAGAGATCAAGCGAACGCAAGCCCATACCGCGGACAGCTTCATTGCCTTGTCAACAGTGACCTTCTTCCCGCTCGAGGACTCTCGCCCGAAGAACTGCGACCAGAACGCGCCATCTGTCAGGCGGATGGTCTTATCCCCCCAACCGAACAATGAAGCCCTGGGCGCAGACGTAGCACTGCTCAGGACTTTTCCGAGACTCTTACTCACTGGTCAGCCCCTTGCGAATGAACGCCGCGATAGCGAATGCTGACGCTGCACCGGAAATGAGCGCCCAGCCGAGCCCCAGCAGCACGAAGGTTCCGGCTACGAAAAGAGCCAGACCAAGGACGCCGAAGAAGAGGTAGAGGCCAGTTGCGATGTTCATGCGATGATCGGGTTCCGTATGGCGTTCATGAAGTCGTCGCCGTCATCAACGCCGGCAACCAGGGCGCGCCCCATAGCCATGATCAAGGTCACTGGACCATCGATCTTGCAGTTGGGATCGTTGTCGTTTTCCTTGCGGGGGTAGATGTTTTCCTTGGCGTCGATCTTTGCCGCCACGTTGCCCATCATCCAGGTCATGACTGGGTTCCCGTCATGCCAGAGCGCCCGCGCTATTACCCTTGCCTCCACTTCCTTCATCGGGTCGCTCATGTTCTTCACTGTCTGGTTGAAGTCCACGACCGGGATGGATGTGTTGGAGAGTCGGGTAATCAGGTAGTTGGCCTGCCAGTCGTCGAAGGCAACATCTTGCAGGTCGATCTGTTTTGCCAGATCAAGGATGTCTGCCTCGATGAATGCGTAGTCCGTCATGCTCCCTGGCGTCAGGGTCAGATGACCCTCAAGCGCGAAGTTCTGATACTTCTCGTTTTCCTCAGCGGCGGCCTCTGGAGCGTAGAAGCGCGGAATGCAGTAGAACTGACCAGCTTTCTCGAACAGCATTACCAGGGCGGCCACGTCTTTCTTGCTGGCAAGGTCCAAAGCCATCCAGCAGCGACATCCGGCCATGTCCGCAATCGTGAAGTCGCGCTTCTGCCGCTGCCAGGCCAGCATGTTCATCCAGACCGTCCTAGCCCCCACCCACTGGTTCAGGTGCTTGGTGCGGAAGGCGTTCTGCTTCGACGCCGAACGCTTGGCCTGCTGGAGCTGGGCTAGGAGGAAGTCAGGGAAGACCGACACTCCGTAATTAGGATTGGCCTTGATCAGGCTGGCCGGGTCGTCCCAGGCATCTTCCTCGTCGACGGTGTAGATGATGCCAAAAATCGTCTCATCGACCGTCTGCCCTTCGAGAATCCGGATTACATCGCGGCGCTTCTCGTAGCACGGACCGCCGAGGTTCGAGCCTGCGGTCGTGATGATCGACAGCAGCGGTTGTTCGCGGGCGCCCATGCCTGTCTGCATGGTATCCACCAAGGCGTCTGTGTCGTGTTCGTGGTACTCGTCCACCAGAGCCGCATGGGGGCTGGCTCCATCCCCGGGGTTTCCGATCACCGTCTCGAACTTCGACATGTCCTCCATGACGAACATGGGACCAGGGTTCTTCTGGTTTCCAGAAAGCTCGATGCCGAACCGGTTGCGCAGATTCTCCAGCTTGTGCGCCATCATCCAGGCCGGGCGAAATACCTCGAATGCCTGCTTCTCGGTGGTAGCGCCGGAGTAAACCTCGGCCCCCGACTCGCCATCTGCGGCGAATAGGTAAATGCCTCGTGCGGCAAGACGGGCCGACTTCCCGTTCTTCCTGGGAATCTCTTCGTAGGCCTCGCGGAACCTGCGCTTGCCGGTGTCCTTCTTCACCCAGCCGAAGATGTTGGCCTCGATGAATACCTGCCAAGGCTCGAACACTAGCTTCGACTTCGAAGCGCTCCATTTGCCTTTGGTGTGAGGCATGAGCTGCATGAACTTGACAGCACGATCTGCCTTGGCCTCATCGAAAACGTATGGCCAATCGTCATCGCCCTGGCGGTCCAAGTCATTCAGGAAGCGCTGGCATGCAAGCTTCACATACCGGCACGCAACGATAGCCCCACCCACGACATCGCTAGCGTACTGTCGCGCAATGTCGCTGGGGGTCATCTCAGAAATCCTCGAACTCGTCCTTCTCCTTCGGCTTTTCCAGGCCGAACTTCTGGCGGTCGGATGGGGTTAGCCCAAGCCTCGCCAAGTTGCCAATCAGGTGGGTGTACTTGCCTACAGCGAACTCCGATGGATTCGACCTGTACTCAGCAAGCAGGTTGGCGGTGACCTCCAGGATGATTCGATCAGAGCCCGTCAAGACGCCCTTGATTGATTGGGAGCAAAGCTCAACCCAAGCAAGCCTTGCCGGCCCCTGGAGATGGATCGGCGCATCGCCAATTTCACCCTCACCTTGAGCGGACTCTTTCCGGTATCGCTGAGGGTTTTTCTTGTCGGCGCCCTTGAACTTGGCGACGACATCCGGCTGTTTGTGTCGTGCCATCTTGAAACCTAAATTCTGTGGAAATGAGAAAAGAGGTGGGGGCGCGGTGTCCTAACGAAAGGTTCTAAGGTTTTGACCCGCCCCACCCCTATAAATGAGAATTTTTCTCATTTAACTCGATTTTTCGGTAAAACCGCACGAATCCAGTGAAAACCACTGCTATTATTCGTAAATATCAAGAATCGTCGTGTCCGATAGCTGGGTGAACCCGACTATTTCCTAGATGCCGCCGACTCCCTTGCCGTCTTCCTCGCATGGCAGGGGTATCCAGCAATAGCCATCAAGTTCGAGTCATCATCAGTTCCGCCTTGGCTCAGTGGGATGATGTGGTCCACCTCCGTGGCGACCCTCTTCGCCCCCTTGCACTCTGCGCACTGGCACATGTAGCCATCCCGCTTGAGGATGCGATCACGCTTGCGGCGCCATGGCCTGCCACCACGTCCGTTCCCCCATGCTTTGTCCTCTACCTCGTGCTTGGTCACTCCCTTGGCCTTTGGCTTGGCGTGACGCTGAGGGAGGTCAGGCATTGAGGCGTTCCTGACTCGGCGGAGTCCAACCTTGAAGCCTTGCTTGTGCTGGCCTGAGGAATGAGAGCTTGCCACCCTGCCATTCATCAGGATGGAGAGCCAGGAGACCAGATCGAAGCAGGGGCTCCAGAATCTTTATCGCGCTCTCTACTTCTTCGCTGTATCCGGTTACGTCATCGGGGGTCCAGGAACGACCGGGGTTGATCTCGACGCCAGCAGGAATTGGACGGTTCTTCATGTCGGCTTTGCTTCATCAGACATCCCGATGAGCTTCGCGACCATCAGGGCTTCGGCGAAATCATTTGCGTTGGCATCTCGCCAACGGGAGAGCCCGCATACGTGGTAGATCAGCTCCCGGCCAGGGAGTGGGCTTTCGGGCCGCTCGATCTTGTAGCGAACCTGAACAACCAGCTTGCCAAACCAGCCGCGGCGCACCCGGACAGAAGCTATCTGGGTCTCCCTGGCGGATCCCATAAATGCCGACATCAGATCGGCTCTCCACTCAGGTAGCTGGTGGGCGCGGCTTCAGGATCATCACCATCCTCGGCGAGAGCCTGGATCAGCAGATGCAACAGTTGGTTAGTCTTTTGCTGTTCTTCGAGCAGGTTGTGCAGGATGACTCGAACCTCTTCTCCGGTATCAGTCATCACGCACCTCCGGTCGCTTTGGGTTACCGACCATAGCAGAGGCGGCGCGCTCTACGGCAACCCGCGCCCACTTCTTCGCCCATTCGCGCGTCTTGTTGCAGAAGGTGCATTTGGTCATCAGATTTGCCCTTTCCCGCGTAGACAGGCGACGAGTCGATGCTGGTATTTCGACTCCACCCCTTCCCCGCAAAGCCTCACGCGCTCATTGTCGAGTGCGAACGTGACCGTGACAGCTGGAACGAGACCATCGTTGCTGATGCTCAAGGAAAGCTGGCCAGGGAGCGGCTTCCCGTTGGCATCACACAAGATCAGGCTCGTGCCTGTGTTCTTCAGTAGAAGCGGGGCATCCATCAGTACACCCTCAGAATGTGGGCCAGATTCCCCCGCGCGCGACACACAAGACCGAGCAGGATCGCTAGCACCAGGGTCAGCCAGGGTGAGACGGGATTCAGCCTGTAGCCGTGGAGCGCATCGAGCATCACGCTCAGGGCGAAGCATCCACTGCCTACGCACAGCAGGTATGCGAGCCAGGACACTCCCCGGCGATACCTCGCGCCCTGTCGGCGGTATGTCGCCAGACGCATGCAGATAGCGCCGCAAATCATCGCGGCCACCAGAGTCCAAGGGTCAACCATTACGACCTCCAAAGCGGTCCGCTATGAAGCGGAGCCAACCAGGCGTCTTCCCCCCCTGCACCCACTCCAGCAAGCTGGTGCCCACTGCGACGCAGAACAATGCCCCACCAAAGGCGACCAGGCCCGATGTCCTTGCCCACTCCCGCCCGATGGCTTCGCCGGCGACGTAGTAGCCAACGATCCAGGACGCAGCGAAGTAACCAAGGCGAGCCCAGGCCGAGATGTCCTTGGCGTACACCACGAAGAAGATAGCCCCAGCAAAAGCCCCGATCACTGCATTGGCATCAATGCCAGGGATCAACGCAGACGCACCAATACCGACCAAGCCGGCGACTGCTACCGCACCACTCGGCTCGGCCATATTCACGTACTCCAGATGCAGAAAGCCCAGGTCATTGCCTGGGCCTTGTAGTGTGGTGCCGGCAGCAGGAGTCAAACCCGCAACCCTCTGATTACAAATCAGCAGCGCTCCCTGTTGCGCCATACCGGCGTACTTCAATGCCGAGCACCTTCACTGGTACGAAACGGCAGATCTTTCTTGCAGATTGGATATCGTCGGGGTGAATGAGAATTGCGTGGATCGGCTTGCCACGTCGCCCAGCCTGAAGAAGCCAGCGTCTTATGCGATGCTCGAGATTCATCCATGCCCCGGAAACGAAAAAGCCCCGGCAGATGCCAGGGCTTCAGAGCTACCGATCCTCATAACGCGCAAGATCGGCAGGATTGGGAAATATTCGCTCAAACGCTCACTGATTGCAAGTCCTACGCAGCCTCTCCGACGATGATGCCCTCCTCCATCAGGATTTCACCCGCAGTCAGCTCTGCCTCCTTGAGCATTTCGTTCAGCACACCGTGAATTCCAGACCTCCATCGGCGCCTCGTCTGTTCGGGGCGGCCTTCAGATTCCCAGTTGTTCATGTCGTAGAACACGGCGTCGAGAATGATCATGTCGGTAGAGCGCTTGCCTTCTGCCCCCTTCAGCTTGGGAATAGCCCAGGTATAGACTGCCATCCCGAGGAATCTGCGCGGCGCCGGGGTGGCGATCAGGGGGATAAGCGCCTCGATTGCGGCCTTCTTCTTCTCGCGGTGAGTGCTGTACTTCGCCACAAGTGCGTTCCAGTACCGCGGCTTGAGCTGACTGTGCAGCCGGGCGTGCACCCAGCAATCAGCGTCGATGCGCTTGATGCCTGAAGTGTTCGAGCCCCTGATCAGCCCAGCTAAACCCTCACTGTCGGCATACCCTGGCTGGTAGAGCTTCTGCCAGGCTTGCTTTGCAGTGTTGTCGATGCAGTCCGCAGACAATGCTGAAACAATTGCAGATAGCGCAGATACATAGATAGTCATGGAAACCCCTCAGGAATACCTGGCGAACTCTTGGTGCATTTCTCTGCGTGCAGACAGAAGCGCATGTTCTGCTTCATTGACAGTCCTATGCAGGCCAAGCACCCGTATTACCCCTTCCTGGTCTCGAATCTGTGCACGCCAACGGTTCTTGGCCTTAACCCAATAGACGCCCTTTACCCCGGATTTATTGGTGCAGGGGGTCTTCCTGTTTCTTGCGTTCTGCCTTGGCGTTGCCAAGCGCAGATTTGCCCAGGAGTTATTCAGGGGGTCTCCATCAATGTGGTCTATATCAAGTTGCGGCCACTCGCAAGTCATGTATAGCCATGCAAGCCGATGTGCCAAATAAGCTCTCTTTCGTATCATTATGCTTACGTAACGGCGAGTACCGCCGATAGTGCCAGCTCTGCTACCAGAGACTATTGAGCCTCTCGATACTTTCCAGATGAACTGTCCCGTTTCTGGATGGTAATCAAGTACGGCCTTCAACTCTTGCCAGGTGACAGCTCCATCTCTTTCGCTGGTGTAGATCATGCTTCCCCCTTAATCAGCCCATATTCACGAAGGATTTCCCATTGCTGGGCGATGTATTCGGCTAGCGTCATGCAGGTTTCGCTTGCTTGCTGAACGCGAAGCCGAGGATGAAGGCCTGAACCATGAACGAAGAAGCCGCGAGAAGCGGATGACCACTGAAGATCAGGGCATAGAGGTAGAAAACCGAAGCCGGGATTCTGATCCATACCCCCTTCCGAATTTTCTCTGCGACGTTGCATTTGACCTGACCGGTGAGAACGACAATCCAGGACAGCACATTAGCCGCGGCGCACACGTAGAAGGCGAACTGCGACAACTGCACCACTCCCGAGATCAGGGAGAAGCTCAGAGCTAGGCTGATAACGATCGAAATGATGGTTTGCATTAGGCGGTCTTCCTCTTCAGTTCGCGCACCCAGGCCCGGAACTTGGCCTTCAGTGCCTTGATGTCCTCGATGGTCAGCTTCAGGGGCTCATGAGGCCCTTCCAGCGCCAGGACTGCCTCTTCCCCGATCCGGCGCACCAGCTCGGGCCGATAGCCCATGATGTTGCCGCTCAGGTGGGAGTTGCAGATGGAACAAGCGCGGTGCACGTTGAGCGGGTTGAAGCGCAGGGCCGGCGTGGAACCGACGCTGCGATAGTGCGACGCGTGCCATTGGCCATCCCAGGTGGCGGGACGACCGCAGCTCACACAGGGCTTGTCCGCGTCCCGGAGCCGGATGTACTGGTTGAAGATGGCCTGGCATTCCTTCAGGTGCTCCGCCCTGCTCTTCAGCTTCTCCTTCCGCGCCTTGATCTCCCTCCGCTCGCGGTCAGCGATGGCCTTCCGCGCCGGCTTGGCGTGCTTGTCCTTGATGGCCAGGGCGCAGGCAGGAGAGCACACGCGCTGGCCCAGGCGCTGCGGGATGAACTTGGCGCCGCATTCGGTGTTCTGGCACTTGCGGGGCTTGGGCTGGCCGGTGGCGATCGTCATTCCGAGCCCTCCTCTGCTTCCTCGCGCAGTGCGTCAATGGCGTACTGCGGGACGACGTAGCCCAGCCCTTTCAGATACTCCAGTCGGTCCGCACAGGCCTCTTGATCGGCGTCATCGAAGCTGTCGCCGTCGTGTGGAAGACCGATCCGCACACGATCAGCCGCATCAACGATTGCCATTACCTGGTTGTGGCGCGCCAAGAACTGGTCAACGTACTCCGGCTCGAAAGGAACCAGAGCAGGCAGTTCATCCTTGAAAACCACCCTATTGGCGGCAACGTGAGTGACAAATCCACCAGCTACGCTTTCGTAGACGTAAACATCGCACTGGAAATCATCGCTGCTCCAACGGCAGTAGCTCATGCCTCCACCCCCTTCGCCTTCTGCTGCTCGGACTGGAAGTCGCCGCGCAGGGGCATGAGCCACTTCTCCCAAACGATGGCGCCTTGATCGTCCACTACCCACACCGGCTCGCCGTCAGGGGTTTCATAAACTCCTGGGTCCATCGGATCGCTACGATCAACCGGCCCAACCAAATGGCGGCTGATCAGTTCAACGCAGGTTCCAACCACCGGAGGGAAGGTGTGATTGATCACAAGCGCCAGGTCTCCTGCCTTGAACTTGCTCATGCGGCCTCCTGCATCATCAGAGGCCACCCTTGCTCGGCGGCCCACGCTTCGATCTTGGTCATGTAGATTCCAAACTCGTCGACGGTCAGCTTCGTGGTGCTGATGCCGCGCAACTCGGTCGAGCCGTCCGGCAACTTCACGTCCTCGCAGCCGATGAACCAGCGCTTGAACTGCTCATGCCAGACCTGATCGTCGAATTGGCGGTTGTCGATCCATGCCACGGCAGCCAGTTCACGCAGAAGGGACCAGTACCGCTTGTTCTGTTCGATCGAGCGCTTCGACTTGAGAGGGCGTAGAACCAGCTCGTAGCCACCCTGTGCTTCTTTCATCAGACCCTGGATGAGGTTCCAGGCAGCGACGAAAGCTGGGCGGATGCCGGCAGCGCCTTGGATGCGGAAAGTGCGGTCAGCCACAGCACACCTCCAAGCTCTCAATCATCACGTCATTGCGCGCAGTGCAGACGGCTTCTGTTACCGGATCGCAGTCGTACACACCGATCAGTTCGCCGTTTACGATCTCGCCGTCTCGGCACTGTTGTTCCGCTTCGCGCCATGTGCGGGCCTCCACCTGGCGACCGTAGGTGCGCAGGCCTTCCATGCGGATCAGTTCGAACTTAGGCATGGGCAGCCTCCTTCTGCTGATGAAACTGACGAAGAATCATTCCGCACAAGCGCGCATGGACCTTCGTCAGATGTTCGTCCTCCTCCCAAGTCCACCCCGGATAGATCATTCGGCCGTCTTCATATTCGGCTCGTTCGCTCGGGTATTTGTGGCGCAATTTCGCACGGGCCTCAGCGACTGCTGCTGACCTGGCAGAGAAGTACCGCTTGCGCGCTGTAGGAGCGAAATACACAGTCGCATTTTTTGCTTCGATTGCAGCCATTACTCAACCCTCCCCTGCGGCCAAATGCTCTTCACGACAGCGAGCGGGTCGCAGTCCTCCATCAGAATCATCGTGAACGCCGGGCGACCCGGCAGAACTACCTTCCAGCAGCGCTTCATGCGGCCTCCTGATCGGCTTGTTGTTGGGTGATCCCGGAAAATTCAATCCACTGGCGAGGCTTGTGCCCTTCGCGCTCCATGTACTGAGCGGATGCGGGGTCGAACCAGAGATAGATGGTTTCCTCGACACCGGTCAGGCGCTGCTTGGTGATGATCATCTTCACGTCCGGCTGCTGCTTGAGGTGCTCGGCTTGATCCTCATCGGTGCCCTTCATCGCGGACTCCTTCTTCTTGTTGCGCCACACGGTGATCACGTTGTCGGCCAGGTCAGTGAGGATGGCGCCGCCGCGAACGTCGAGCTTTCCAGGCATCTTGGATTCGTCGTCTGCCTTGCGCGGGTGAGCCACCAGGTGAACGTGGACGCCCATCTCATGCGCGAAACCAACGATGGATTCCATGGCCTGCTTCTGGCCGTTGTAGTCGTCTTCGGCCATCCCCAGCTTCGCCAGGCTATCGACGACGAACTGCTTCACCCCATAACGGCGAGCGGCGTAGCGGAAGGTTTCGATCATCTCGGCGGTGTTGGCCGAACCCATCTGGTTGTAGATCCACAGTCGACCACCCAGGAACTCCAGGATGGCGTGGATGTACCCACGGGAGGGCTGGTTGAGCCCGGCGGCCTGGCGCACCATGCGCTGCAAGGTCCGCTTGGCAGGCATCTCCATCGAGGCGATGCAGAACTTCTCGCCCTGGCGCATGCCGTGGAAAGCCAGGTAGTTCAGGAGCTGGGATTTCCCGTGCCCGCTCCAGCCGGTCCAGATCGTGACCTCGCTGTCGCGGAAGCGGATCATGTCGCGGGACTTCTCCCATGGGGTCGCCATACCCATGACTGCGGGGTTGCGCTCGAAGAACTCGGCGCACACGTCATCAACGAACGACTCAGCCCCTACCAGCTTCTCGGGATCGAGCGTCTTGGCCTTGGCGTAGCAGTCGTCGATGTCGTCGCGGGTGTAGAACAGGGCATCCAGGGCTTCGTTGAAGTCCTTGCAGCCTAGGTCCAGGATGCGGCAGCGCTCGCGCCCAAGGCGCTTGATGATTTCTTCGGTCGCCTGCTTGCCGGGCTCGTCGTCATCCATGGCGAGGTAGATCACGTCGAACCGGGACAGGCGCGAATATTCGTGCTCGATCCACGCCTGTTTCTCGCCCTTACCACCACCGAACGGAACCGACAGCGCCGGACGACCGTACTGCCAGGCAGTCATGGCGTCGATCTCGCCCTCGGTGATCGTCACCTCGCGAGCGCCATCGGGAATGGCCTGCCAGCCGAACAGGCAAGGCTCTGCGTCAGCCGAGGCGGAAATCCGTTTCTTCCCGTTGGGGCGATCAACTCCGAGCTTCTTCCAGAAGATCAGAGCGCCGTCCCGCAGGTACGGGAACACGATGTCTCGGCCAGACTCGCCGATCTTGAACTCGGCAATGGTTTCCGGCTTCAGACCGCGCCCAACAAGGTAGGCCATGACCGGAGACTCATCGACCGGAGCCTTGCACTTGGGGCGCTCAGGGCGAACGTAGGTCTTGCGAGAGGGCGCTTCGAGTTTCGGATCAGCGATGCCCAAGTAGGACTTCGCCTCGGCCAGTGCGGTGCCCATGTCACAACCGCGAACAGCGCGCCACAGGTCCAACAGGTCGCCTGTTTCGCCGGTCGAGAAGTCGCACCAGACGCCGGCTTTCTCGCCCTTGAGGTGGACGCCCAGGCTCTGGCCCTTTTCGCCGTTCACGCTGCCGACACGCCACTCGGCTCCCTCGCGCTTTCCGCTGGGCAGCAAGTGGTGCGCAACGTCGATCACGCGATCAGCGAGGCGCTGAGCAATCTCAGAGGGGGTCATTGCGCCTCCCCGGCAGCCGGCAGGCGCTTGCAGGTGTAGTCGTGCGTGTAGATCGACAGGACTGTGTTCGGAAGGTGGTCGTGCCAGAACTCGTGGGACTCGGTCACATAACCACGCGGCGCTTCGAACGGGTATGTTTTCCCGTTCACGACAGCGCCCTTGCGGATCGGGTGGACGTTCGACTTCACGCGGTCAGGGAACAACCCCATCCACCCTGCGCTGATCGAAGCCTGGATCACTGCATCCGGGTTGGGATGGCCTGCAAGCTGCTTCGCTTGCGCCTTGCAGGTGGTCTCCTTCAGCGGCTTGCGCAACTCGCTCCGGCACTTGACCCATTCAGCCCACACCGATGGCGTGACGTTTTCCGGGCAAGCATCCAGCGGGTTGAACTTCGGAGACGGCACAGCCGGCTCTACCCCCTCAGGGGGGTAAGGGGGGTTATGCTCTTTCTCTTCTTCTGTATCTTTATCTAGCGTGACATTGCGTGACTCTGCGTGACATTGCGTGACATCATCAACTTTAGATGCCTCCCGCTCACGTTCGCGCTGCTCCCTTTTACGCTGAGCAGCAGATTTTGCGCCTCTTTCAGGGTTACCGGCGTCCTCGCGCTTCGGCTGACGGTTATCCCATCCAGTGAGGGCATCACCATCCAGAACGCGCCCTTGCATCGCGTCGATAACATTCACGATCTGTTCGTCTGTCACGTCAAGCGCGCTAGCCAAATCTTCCGTCGTGACAGTCACGTGACCGCGCGTGACATTTCGTGACGCATCGACCAGAAGATGCAAATACACCGCCTGGACCAACGCAACGGGTTGCCCGGATACGCGAGCAATCGTTCTCCATTTCGGATCATTCGGCATGTCATGCCAAAGCCGCAGCCAGCTATTCGACATTTCCTTCTCCTTTGTCATCGTCCAGCGGGCCACGCATGTCTTCCCGCATCGATGCGGCGAGGATGCAGATGTCGCTTGTGAACTGGTGGAGTTGATCCAGAGTGATGGTCACGACCTGATCACCTTGGCAGATGGCAATGGAGTTCTTCGCCGGACGAAGCTCCAAGGCGTTGTAAGTCAGCGTTCGAGGTTGCATAATTCACCTGTCACCTGATGTTGTTTTCCCACGCGTGATTCGGCTGCCACCGATCCACGCACCGACAAAGCCCTGTAGTAGTCGCTCAGGGCTTTGTTGTATCTGCGCCTCCAATCACTCGAACCCATACCCGCCAGCTCTTCAGCAGCGTTAGCCATTGCGGCGTAGTCAGAGTTCGTGAGATGAGGGCGCATAGTCACTTCGCCCTGTGCAGTTCGAGCACGGCCCGAACCTCTTCATGCCTGGCGGCCATGTGCTTGGCATGCAAGGCCAAAATCTCTTTCGCCTCATCGGCGCTGATCTCCCCGTCCTCCAGGGCCAGAGCGATCATCTGATCAACCCGGCCACGCTTAACCGCTGTACGCAGCGAACGGTGGTGCAGGTCTACGTTGTCCAGATCGCCCGCTTCCGGCGTCCGCACAAACACTCCCCCGTACATCGCGCAGATGTAGTCCGGCAGATAGGAAGTCCCCATCTCCTGCTCCAGGACGTACAGGTCGCCGTCGCTCAGGGGCTTCACGCCCGCCGTTTCGTACATCTGGTTCTCCAGGCGCTTCAGCGGAATCCCCAGTCGCGCAGCAGCGCAATCGCGACCTCCCGGATAAGCATTGGCTACCGTGGTCATTACCTTTCTGCGGGTCTCTAGTACGGGCGTTTTCATGCTCTAGTTCTTCCCATGAGGTCGGTGCTATACGCTGTCAGCCGTGAATTGAGGGGACGGCGAAAGCCAGCGCTTCGAATGTGGAGTCCGGCGCAACCGTGGTAGCTTTTTGCTTCCACACGAAAAGGCCGCGGAGGCCGGACATGACTGACGAAATCGACAAGATCGTTGCGACGATCAACGCGCAGAAAGGCGAACTGATGGGCATCAACGCCTTCCTTATGGCAATGGCACGCTCGCTAACACCTGCGGAACTCGGGAGGGTTCTCGACGGGTTCGATAACGAAATTGCGCACATGCGATCGTTCTTGGCGTACTCGCAACTGCCGGACGAAGTCATTGGGGGTCTCGAGGGCTATGTGAAGACTTGGAACGCGATTCGAACGAGGCCAAACCAGTCTTGAGAGACTGCGCCCAGAAAGCGTCTCGGCTCTCCTCGTCATCCTTCAGCGCATTCTCGGCAGTCACTTTCTCTGGCCCGGCCAGAACCATTTCGCGGGCCAGCTCAAGGAAGCGCAGCGCATCCTCTTGGCTCATGCCTGAGTCGAACTGGATGTAGGCCGTTGGCCACTTGTCGATCAGCCGGATTTCACTGGAGCTCTTCCTCGACGACGTGGCGCCCAGGAAGTAGGCCATCGCCAACGAGGAACCAAAGATCAGGATTTGCATGAATTCGGTCATGGCTGGCCTCCCGGCCGGTAGATTGGATCGGGTTAGGCAACGGCCTTGGCGGAGTGAGATGGGAAAGCCTTAACCTCCTCAGCCGAGTAGGTTCCGTCTGCGTTTTCGGTGACATAGATGTCACGCCCGACCCGCAACGCCTTGTTCAGTGCGCCCTGGGTCAGTCCCAGCAGCGCAGCGGCCTTGGTCTGGCCCTTCTGGGCAGAAAATTCTTTGAGAGGAATGCGGTGCATAACCCAGGTCTCCATGGTTTATCCATGGACAAAGTATTGCCGGCGGTTATTTCAAAGTCAATGCCGGCGGCGATGGATACCTATCGCCTGCGGGAATACCCTTCGCACATGAGCGACAAGAAACGTGAAATCTCCCAGTGGGAGAAAGAGGAATGCGCAAAGCTGAAAGCTGCGCTGGAAGAATTCAACGCCGGGAAATCCCGGAAGGACAGCCTTACCCAGGGGAAAATCGCCGAAGCTCTCGACATGAGTCAGGGCTCCGTGAGTTCCTATCTCAACGGCTACAACGCGCTCAATGCGAGGTTTGCTTCGTACGTTGCCTCGCAAATTGGGATCCGTATCGAGTCATTCAGTGAACGGCTGGCAGCGGAAGTTGGGGAGATGGCCAAGGCTGTGCATGCAGAGCCCGCAAAGGGGAATGTCATCCCTGCCGACTTTTCGAGGCAGAGAACAAAGAGCGGGTTCATTGTCGTACCCCAATACGATATCGCTGCCTCCATGGGGAAAGGCCTGGCGCGCCCAGAATTTGATGTCGTGATCGATTCGATTGTCGCAAGCGTCGACTATCTATCTCGCAACGTCAGATATTCAGCACCAGACAACCTCGCGCTAATCACGGGCTATGGCGACAGCATGCAGCCTACGTTTTCGGACGGAGACATCCTTCTGGTCGATACCGGCATTACTGAGATAAAGATAGATGCCGTCTACGTTATGGCCCTGAAGGATGAGCTTTACATAAAGCGCATGCAGCGAAGGGCAGATGGCACTTTTCTGATGATCTCAGACAACAATACATACCCGCCCATCGAGGTATCCAGTGCCGAATTAAAAAGATTCCAGGTTCTTGCTAGGGTCCTGCTGGCCTGGAATGCGAAAAGGCTGTGATGAACACCTGACGTTCAAGGAGAGAAGCAATGGTCGATTTGCATGCTGAGTTTGGGGAGAGTCGGATTTTCCACGAGAAACGCATAGACCGAAGGTCTGTCGATGCACTCGCGGGACTGGCCGCCGGGATCACTGCTGATGGGCATATCAATCAGCATGAGGCCGAGTTCCTACAGGATTGGATCGCTACGAACTTGATCCATCTTGACGATCCAGTGACCAACCTCCTCTACCGGAGGCTCTCAGACATGCTTTCAGATGGTGTGTTAGACGCTGATGAGTCCGCCGAACTGCTCGAGATTCTTAGAGGATTTGGCGGCCTATCTGCTTCCAAGCCGAAGCCGAGCGACAATACCTTCACCCCATCAAATGCTCTTCCGCTCAACAACCCAGCGCCAAAGCTTGAGTGGTCAGGTCACCTCTACGTTTTCACTGGCGTCATGGTCTACGGACCCAGGAAGCATTGCGAAGAGATCGTCGTCAACCGCGGCGGGGGAATAGCCTCAGGCATCAGCAAAAAGGTGCACTACCTGGTCGTCGGCGAGATCGGCAACGAGCAGTGGCTACACAGCACGTATGGAACCAAGATCAAGCGAGCTGTCGAGCTGCGCGAGGAAGGGCATCCCATTGCGATCATCAGCGAGAAGCACTGGCAAGCCTCGATGTTCAATCTGGTCTAGGTGAACCACAGCGTCATCGCATATGGGCCGCAGGCTCACAAGCACCGCATCATAGGCAAGGTCATCTGGCGGGGTGGGGATTTATAGGAGGCCAATGATGGCTTTTTTATCCAGATGGATGCTGGCGTGGTTCGGGAGAATCCAGCGGAAGGAAATGGAGTCATTCGTTGACAGGATTTCCTCTATGGATGGAAGCGAGCTCGGCTATCTCGTTGCCATCGCAACCCATCAGCGGCACCACTGGGAGGATGAAGGGTACAACTTCCTTGATCCCATAGTTTCTTACTCTATGGATCCAACCGTCGTGCTCAAGATAGGGCGGGCTATCAGGGAATACCAAAAGGTCGGCCAACCAAGTGATGCCGCAGCCCTAATGGTGTGGCTGCACACGATGCGCGTTGGAGGTCCGCATGAGCTTCGCCATATTGCCAGGCAGATGTGGCGCCAACTCAGCCGCGGATTCCCACACGTTCCGAAGGCATCGGTAGAGATTGCCCGCCTGATCGGAGACATCCCTAGGATCGATGGGTACGACAGTTTCCCTATCGGCTTGACGCCTGATCCGCTCTAGCTGATTGAGCTATAGGCAGATCATGGGGGAGTGAACTGGCCATGAATAATTACGGGATTCAATAAGGAAAACGAGCAGTGACTACGGACTTGGAAGTCAGCCTTCCGCTTGCCTTCTACTACGACACCAAGAAACCTGTACCAATCCCAGATGTGATCAAGGCCCTGTCCGCTCTTGAGCGCATGAGCCTTGGGATCCCGGCATTCTTCTCGTCCATCAGTGGCGCAAAGGTAGATTCCTGCGCGCTAAAGGTTTCCAGGATTGAATCAGGAAGCCTTAAGGAATACCTTGAGTTAGCGCTAAAATTTCTCACGACTGAAGAAAGGCAGAAATTTGAGGACTGGCTGAAGACCACGAAAATGGGGAAAGGACTTCGTTATACGATCGTTGGTGGCGTAGCAGCTGCGGCTTTCGTTGTCGTGGCATCAAGCGCTATCACCTTGGTAGACAAGGTGTCAGGCACAAACGCCCCATCCATAAGCGCAAGCAATAGCGTTGTCATGGTTGCGGGTCAGAATCTATTTAACGCCACTCCCAAGCAGCTTGAATCTGCTGTCAATGCCGCTCTGTCAAAGGACAGAAAGAAGATTGCATCTGCAGCACTGGACTTCGTTAAGCCGGCATCAGGCCAGAATGGCGGTGCGATCTACGCTGGCGAGGATGCCACGAGCGACCTGAGGATTAGCAAAGAAGCTGCGCGCGATGCGCCCGATAGCGTCGATTTCAGCGCAAGCGATCAAGAAATTTCCTACCAGAACGTCACGATTGATATCCGCACCCTGAACCGAGATAGTGACCATTCAGGTTGGGTCGCTCGCATCCAGTCTATAGCGAAGAACAAAAAGCTGGGGCTGTCATTCGCTAGCGGCGTAGATTATTCAAAGGCCACGTCGCAGCAATTCATACAAGCTGACATCACTGTTACATATACGCAAGATCCCAACAAAGGAGCTCTGGTTCCAAAATCTGTACTGGTTACCAGGATCTACTGATCGGGAATTTTCCTTCCGACTCCTGCGCGGGGGTAATGCAGGAATTGCCCCGCACCCGCGGGGCTTTTCGTTCCCGCCCTTCCCTCCCAACTCAGCGCTGAGTAGACGACCGCCCCGGCGGTGAGCTCGATACAGCGACGTCCTTCCCCGCCTGACGCCACATCCAGAGCCCGCCTGAGCAGGTCCGCGCCCGCGTGATGGCGACGAGCCAGGATGGTAGGATGGCGGTTCAATTCACAGGGAGGTACCTATGAAGTCAGCAGTCATCCTTGCAGTTATCCTCGCATCAGGTTCGGCCTTTGCCGCGAAGCCATCCGCAAAGGCCTGGACCCATGAGCCATCAAGTTTCCTTGGTCTGACCTTCGAAAGTAGCAGCATCATAGCGCTCCCTCAGTGCGCGCCAGGCGTGATCGGTTTCCAGCAGACACAGCTTTGCCGAGAAAAACCATATGGAAATCTCTACACGATTGAGGGAAAGCCCTCGATCGGGCTTCGATACAACTACCACCTTTCCGCCAAGCTGAACGAAAGCCAGGTGGAATATTTCATGCTTACGGGTAATACCGATGATTTCGATAAAGTTACCGAGCTTTTCACCGAGAAATACGGAAAGCCCACATCCCGCACCGCACCATCAGTGAAAACCAAGGCCGGGGCATCCTTCACCAACGACACTCTGGTATGGGATGGTGCGCGCGTCAGCATTACGCTTGAGCGATTCTCGACAGACATAAATACCTTCGGCGCAATAGTGCTCAACAAGCCGGCCGCAGAGGCCAACTCTCGGGCCGCCGCTGAAAAAACCAAGAGTGATGCCTCCAAGCTCTAGCCTCCCCTGACCGTGATCGCACAGCCCGCCTAGCGCGGGCTTTTTCATGGGCGCGAGAAAATATATCTCCGGCGGTATTGACTTATGTATATCCGGCGGCGATAGTTAATCCATAGCCGCAGCCAATGCGCGGCAACAAGCCGGAGACTCACCGGATACCACGGACCGAGGGAAGTCGGTTCCAGGCCCCGAAGAGGGATCGACCTGCTCCATACCGGAGAGTTCTCCACCCCATCACTAGAGGAGGAACCAGCCCATGAAGCACTAAGCCCAGCCGACGACACGGGTCGGCACCTCGCGAGCAGCTGCCCACATCACCAGGCCGCCGGGCTGCAGCGAGCCCGCGAGATTACCCACAGTCCCCCATGACCTGCTCCGTAAGCCGATTGAAGGCGCAGCGAGGGAAGCCCAAGGCCAAGCACATCGAGTCCGAGCTGCTATCGGCAGTGGTGAGGACAGCAACACCCGCGGGTTGTAGATGCCCAGTTAGGCGAACGCGGTGATTTGAGCGCTGCTAAATGCAGCGCTTTCCAGGACCTCCTTCGATAGAAGGTCGCGGAAAGCGGAGACAGAAATGAGCGAAACGCTAACCCAGGAGAGGCTCAAGGAGCTTCTCAGCTATGACGCAGCAACCGGCGAATTTACGTGGATGGCAAGGAAAGGATCCAGAGCGCTTCCAGGGGCAGCAGCAGGCAGCAATGACGGGCAAGGATACGTCCGTATAGCTATCGATGGATGCAGATATCGAGCTCACCGCCTGGCTTGGCTGTATTGCTACGGCAAATGGCCTGCAGCGCAAGTCGATCACCTGAACCATCGTCGAGATGACAACAGGCTCTCAAACCTTCGCGAGGTATCGCATTCCGAGAATCAGAGGAACGCAAGCCTTTGCAGGAGAAACACTTCTGGAGAGCTTGGGATAAGCCTCGAAATCAGTCGCCAGAAATGGCGCGTCCTGATCTCGATTGATGGGACAGGGAAGCGAAAGCACATCGGCTATTTCAGCTCTATCGAAGATGCCCGATCTGCGCGCGACGAGGCCTATGAGCGGCACGGATATCACCCGAACCACGGGGCGAAGCCACCTGCCGCATAAACCCCGATTTCACTGGCTGGCCCTCGACCGAGGGCCAGACGGGAAGTCAACGAGGAGATAGGTCATGGCCCGCCAGAACGATATTGAAACCATTAAGGATTTGTTGCATCGCGGCGAACTCACTGCCGACCAAGCAAATGTCCAGATGGTTCGCAACGATCGGTTCCGCATGGTGATCAATTCGCTTCCTGCAAGTGTGCGCAAGGCTCTCAATGCTGCGGTGAAAACTGGTGAGCTTGGGCACATGAAGAAAGATGGCCACAAGCCTGAGTGCTATTTCCACCCTACCTTCAAATATCTGGCTGTTGAGGCCCGCAACAAGCGGGAGTGTGAAATCGCAAGAGCAAGCCGCAGTGCTTTGGCAAGCATGAGTGACATTGTGTCACTTGATTGATCGGATACCCAAGATTCCCTTCGCAAGAGGGGCATCGAAGAAGTCAACGAACACCAGCCTTATGGCTGTATCGGAGAGTGGTCTGAATGCGCAGGCTGATGCGCGACGAGAATCATGGTTTTGCCGCCATGAGACGAACGTCATAACTGTAAATGGTTGCTGGCCAGACTGCCGCTGTGAACCGCGTACACGAATCGATGCGTGGCATGAAACGGAACACATGATGTCACCACCAGCATGCCGGAGATCAGCACCGGCCAGACCACTCCCCCATACAGCCAATCACAAGCCCCGGGCAAGAGAGGAATCCATGCCATCACTTGGCGAGTTCGCAGCAATGTGGGGATTTCTGCTTCTGACGATGTTTTTGCCGATCCGTCTGAAGCGTCGTCCTATTCAACAGCAAGACGCCTGACAGGCAGGAGAACAGAATGAGCAAGCAGTCGTACACACCAGGGCCATGGGACTACTGGTCTGGCTACAACCCAGTCGATGAGCTTGAGGCTCAGATAACAACCGAAGACGGCGATATTGTGATTGCTAGTTACAATCGCCAAATCCCGGAGGGCGAAGCGAATGCCAAATTATTGGCTGCCGCGCCAGAGCTGCTTGAGGCCCTTGTCGCTCTGGTTGAGTGCGAGCAAACCACACCAGAGCTTTGGGAAGCAGCCCGAGCCGCAATCGCCAAGTCCACCGCCTAACGCGCCCTTGCGCATACACATTGGAGGCGAGATGAATCTCACCGACCCTAAGCAAGATGACCGCATTCGAGCGGCACTTCGCAACGCGGATAAGCGCGGTCAGCTCCAAGTGGTTGCCGCAATAACCGGTATCGCCGGCGGCGTACAGGAACTCCGCAAGATCATGAATAGCACTGGCGAGCTGAGCATCATGGACAGAGGAATGCTAGCACTGCATCTCTCCTGACTTCCCCGGCAAGGACGCCACCCTTCAATGGGGATGCCTGCCATCGAAGTTCGGTAGTCGCCGCTAAATACGGCCATCCCCACCCTACCCCTCTTAGCCCGGCAAGTCCGGGCATTTTTTCGCCTGTATGACGACAGCGAGACAGGACGCTGCCGCATGCACGCGAACGCGAGGTGAACATCATGTCATTCCAAACAAAGGAAACGCGCAAGGCTCGCCGCCGACACCTGTGCGAATGCTGCTACCGCATTGTGAATGCAGGTGAGCGATACGTGAAGATCGCCGGCCAGAACGAAGGCGACTTCTACAGCGCCAAGACGTGCTTGGCCTGTGACAGCCTCATACAACTGGTATGGGAAACGGCAGGCCCATACGACTACCCGGATGGTCTGGCATTCGATGAGTTCTATCAAGCTGCCGAAGACCTAGATCTAGCCTGCCGGATTCCGCAGGAAAACAGGAGGGTAGCCGCATGAACACCGCATTGAAATACGCCCAGTCGCTACATGACGACGCGACTCCTGACGACACCCCTCCCGCCGCTAACTCCGATGAGTTCTGCGACTGGGCAGAGCACGCAGTCAACGATCTGCGGTGCGGCATGGACGTGAAGATCGAAACCATGCGCGAGCGCGTAGTGGTCTTCGCCAGCACTCTGACCGAACGGGTACAGGCCGAACTGCTGAAGCTCGTCCAGGCTGACGAAGAATGCTGGCTGACTCAGATGTTCCAGGCCGCCGAAGACGAGTTCACCTCTACCGCCCGCGAGTGCGCGGCAAACCTTGAGCATCACCAGGGAATCACTGAACGCATCGCGCTCGGACTCCTGAAGCCGCACGCGGACCTGGTGCTGGAAATGATCGCAGAACAGAACATGGAGGACGCAGCATGATCAGTGATGAGCAGTTGGCGGAGGTTGAGGAAATCGCATTTCGAGACACGGCCACCCGAGTGACTGTTAAAGCAAGTGAACTGCGCGGTCTGATCGCCCGCCTGCGCGCTGCTGAGGCTGAGCTTTCCTTATGGCGCCCAATAATGGACGAGGTTGAGCGCCGCGCAGAGAAAGAATGGTGCCTGCAAGACAAGCGCGACTTCACGGTAACTATTCAGTACGACGACTATGTGGCCATCGATTCCGCCATGGAGAGCACGCCATGACCATCACCATCGACCTGACCAAGGCCGCCCAAGTCCTGATCTTCGGCGGCTTTTTTGTGGGCAGCGTGTTCATGTTCGCCGTGGCGTTTGTTGAGGTGGCGGGGCTATGAGGAGGGCAAATGAATGAGCTGGCTCTTTTCGCGGGCGCTTAATAAAATGAAGTCACCTATAAAGGAGGCTTCATGGAAACCAAACATTGCAGCAAGTGCGATCAGGAAAAGTCGCTCTCCGATTTCTACAAGCGATCAAAAGGAAATTCCTATCACTCGGCATGCAAGGTATGCGAGCGGGAAATGGCCAAGGACTGGTATCAGCGGAATCGAGAGTCCGCAAAAGAAAAGTATCGGCAGTGGCGCGAGGAAAACCCTGAAACCATCAAGCGTTATCGCAAAGAGAACAGGGCGAAGCACTACCGCCAAGAAGTCATGCGCAAGTACGGCGTTGATGAGCATTGGTTTGACGAACAAATGCAGCGGCAAGGCGGGGCGTGCAAGTGCTGTAAGCGAGAGTTCGTTTGGGGTGACAAACAAAAATCGCCCCATGTCGATCACTGCCACAAAACGAGCAAGGTTCGCGGGGTTCTCTGCAATCGATGCAACACGGTGCTCGGCTTGTGCCGCGATGACCCCGACCTTCTTTCAACATTGGCGGGGTATCTAAGGACATGTCATGGCTATTCAGCAGAGCCCTAATACAGGCTTACGAGAACTCGCACTCTTCGCCGGAGCTGGCGGAGGAATACTTGGAGGCCACCTGCTCGGCTGGCGTACCATCTGCGCCGTTGAGCGTGATGCCTACGCCGCACAAGTTCTGGTGCAACGACAAAACGATGGAGCCCTCCCAGCTTTCCCGATTTGGTCTGACGTGTGCAGTTTTGACGGAAGACCTTGGAGAGGCCTTGTTGACGTGGTTTCGGGCGGATTCCCGTGTCAGGACATATCCGCTGCCGGGAATGGAGTCGGCATCGATGGTGAGCGCTCAGGCCTCTGGCGAGAAATGGCACGAATCATCGGTGAGGTACGACCTCGATTCGTCTTCGTGGAGAACTCACCGCTCCTTGTTCGAAGAGGACTTGCCGTGGTCCTCGGTGACCTTACCGAGCTGGGGTATGACGCTCGCTGGTGTGTTATGGGAGCCGCCGATATCGGGGCGCCCCATCAGCGCGACCGCATCTGGATTGTGGCCTACGCCGAATGCCTGCAAGGCGTCGAACGACGTGACATTACTAAAATCGGGAGATGGACGGAGCAAGCCAAACAAATTGGGTTGGGCCGTAGCCCTAAGCCTAAAGGACAAAGCCATTGGCCAGTTGAACCCAGAATGGGTCGAGTGGCTGATGGGGTGGCCTCTAGAGTGGACAGACTTAAAGCCCTTGGGAATGGCCAGGTTCCAAGAGTGGCTGCAACAGCATTCACTTATCTCGCATCTGAATGGATCTGAGGAGGCAGCATGAACACCCGCCGCACAGCAATCTGGCTAGGCAGCCTCTTCGGCGGCCTGCTGTACCTCTTCATCCTGGCAGCCGGCCCGATCTGGGGCGGCATCATCACCGCAGAACAACCCGTTACGCACCTGTCCGCAGCAGGCCGGTAATCCGGATAACTGCGGCTTCCCCAGCGGGCGGTGGGCGGCATGAAGAAAACACCCGCAGCAGCGGCTTCTAGCGCAACGCTATTCATCCCGCGGGGGTGACGCTGCCGAGTGGCGCCGTAAGCGCCTTTCACCTTCTACCTGGAGAACGATATGGCCAAGATCACAAAGGACCAGGCCAAGCGTCACAAGCAGGCGCTGGACTTGGCCCATAGCGATAAGCACCTATCACTCGATGACCGGCTGTTCATCTTGGATAACTTCCACGAGGGAGCCACCAACATGAACGGATTGGCAGGCGCTTTCTTCACCCCCGAAGGACTTGCCCGAGACTTCGCTATCGAAGTGAACGGAGGAACAATCATTGACCTGTGCGCCGGGATCGGGCGTCTGTCGTTCGCCTGCTCTGATGGAGCCAAGCGAATCGTCTGCGTTGAGCAGAATACTGAGTACGCAGAGGTCGGAAAGCGCGTCGTTCCTGACGCCGAATGGATTGTCGGTGATGTGTTCGGCATCGGGAATATCGGAACCTTCGACTGGGCTATCTCCAACCCGCCATTCGGGCAGATAAATACCGGTGCCGATTTTGATGGCGCCTACTCCGGCGGGGAGTTCGAATACAAGGTGATCGAGCTGGCCAGCCGGCTAGCCTCCTGGGGCGCTTTTATTATCCCCCAGATGTCGGCCCCCTTCCGCTATTCAGGTAAGCAACACTTCGAGCAGCAGATCAACAAGGAATGCCGCAAGTTCATGGATCAGACGGGGATCGTCATGGGAATGAACTGCGGCATTGATACCAGCATGTATCTGAATGACTGGAAAGGCGTGAGTCCAGTCTGCGAGATAGTGATCTGTGAGTTTGGCATCGAGGCCGAAGAGGTTTCGGCAGAGCCTAAGCCAACAATCCAGCAAGTACCCGCAAAGCCACTTCCGTCCGGCGAGCAGCAATGCGCTTCTGCGCAGCTCGATATATTCGAGCAGATCGCCTAACCCCTTCCTTCACTGGCTGCGCATGCGCGGCGAGGATCATTCATGTCCGCAGAAAACCAACTGGTCGAAGTACCAGCCAAAGAAACCGCTCTGCAAGTCTACTCGGCAGCCAATGGCCTTGACCCGTTCCTGGCCAAGATTCGCGAGGAAATCGACGGCTTCGTGCCGGACGTTTCAACCCGCAAGGGCCGCGATGCCATCGCTTCCATCGCCTACAAGGTCGCCCGCTCCAAGACGGCGCTGGACAACGTGGGCAAGGAATTGGTCGCTGAGCTGAAGGAAGTTCCGAAGAAGATCGATGCCGAGCGTAAGCGGATGCGCGACCTGTTGGATTCCTGGCAGGCCGAAGTGCGCAGTCCGTTGACCGAGTGGGAAGAGGCTGAAGCGGCGCGGGTTGCGCGTCATCAGGGCGAGATCGACAAGATAAACCTTCGCCTGGAATGCCGCGATCTGGACTCTATTGAACTCAAAGCCAACATCGCTTGGTTGGAGGGCCTGGCCATCAGCGAAGCCTGGGAAGAGTTCGAGGCAGAGGCTGCTCGCGCCAAAGATAAGGCTTTGATCGCTCTCCGAGAAGCCCTGGTTGCCCGTGAGAAGTTCGAAGCCGAGCAGGCCGAACTGGAACGCCTGCGCGCCGAAGCCGCAGCACGCGAGCAGAAAGAGCGCGAGGAGCGCATTGCCCGCGAAGCAGCAGAGCAGGCACGGCGTCAGGAAGAGGCCAAGGCCCAGGCAGAACGCGACGCAGCAGTACGCCGTGAAGCCGAAGCACAGGCCGCAGCAGAGCGCCGCGAACTTGAACTTAAGATTGCCGCCGAGCGCGCCGAACGCGAAGCCATTGAAGCCAAGCAGCGCGCAGAACAAGCAGAGCGTGATGCGCAACGTCGCGCTGAAGAAGCCGCAGCGGCAGAACGCAAACGGCAGGCCGATGAGCAGGCCCGCATCGAACGCGAGGCTGCTGCACGCGAAGCCGACAAGGCGCACAAGAAAGCCATCAACAACGAAGCGCTGGCGGCTCTTATCGCCGGTGGCATGCCCGAGGAATGCGCCAAGCAGGCGATCACCCTGATCGCTCAGCGCAAGGTTCCTCACATCACGATCAACTATTGAGGTTCACATGGGAACTGCACTAACACCGCTCCTGACGAAGTTCGCCACGCGCTACGAGATGGGTACCACGCCTGAAGAAGTGGCGAACACGCTCAAGCAGACCTGTTTCAAGGGCCAGGTCAATGATTCGCAGATGGTCGCCCTGCTGATCGTGGCAGACCAGTACAAGCTGAACCCCTTCACCAAGGAGTTGTACGCATTCCCCGACAAGAACAACGGCATCGTGCCGGTTGTTGGTGTGGATGGCTGGGCTCGGATCATCAACGAGAACCCACAGTTCGATGGCATGGAATTCTCAATGGACCAGCAGGGAACCGAATGCACCTGCAAGATCTATCGGAAGGACCGCAGCCATGCCATCAGCGCGACTGAGTACATGGCCGAGTGCAAGCGGAACACCCAGCCTTGGCAGTCCCATCCGCGCCGGATGCTTCGCCACAAGGCAATGATCCAGTGCGCACGCCTCGCGTTCGGGTTCGCCGGCATATACGACCAGGACGAGGCCGAGCGGATCGTTGAACGAGACGTCACTCCCGCAGAACAGTACGAGGACGTCAGCGAGGCGGTATGCCTGATCAAGGACTCCCCAACAATGGAAGACTTGCAGGCAGCATTCAGCAATGCCTGGAAAGCCTACAAGACAAAGGGCGCGCGCGACCAGCTTACGGCGGCCAAGGACCAGCGGAAGAAAGAACTTCTGGAGGCACCTATCGACGTTGAATTCGAGGAGACCGGCGATGATCGAGCAGCGTAGTGATGAATGGTTCGCGGCACGACTCGGCCGCGTGACCGCCAGCAAGGTCAAGGACGTAATGGCAAAGGGGCGCAGTGGCGCCCCTTCTGCTACCCGCCAGAACTACATGATGCAGCTCCTGTGCGAGCGCCTGACCGGCAAGCGCGAGGAAGGATTCACCAGCGCCGCAATGCAGCGTGGTACCGACCTGGAGCCGATTGCTCGCTCGGCCTACGAGTTCAATGCAGGCGTAATGACGATCGAAACAGGCCTTATCATCCATCCGCGAATCGATGGATTTGGCGCGTCGCCAGATGGCCTCGCGGGGGAGCATGGGCTCGTCGAGATTAAATGCCCGTCAACCGCAACCCACATCTACACGATGCAGTCGGGCAAGCACGACCCACAGTACGAGTGGCAGATGCTCGCCCAAATGTCATGCAGCGGCCGCGAGTGGGTCGACTTCGTGAGCTTCGATGATCGCCTGCCGGAAGAACTGCAATACGTCTGCTTCCGCTATCACCGCGACGAGGCACGCATCCGCGAGATGGAGGCTGAGGTTATGGCGTTCCTGGAAGAGCTGGCAGAGCTTGAACATCAGATGCGAGAGCGCATGAGGAAAGCAGCATGAGAACCGTACTCAAAGCCACATGCGGCAAGCACTCCAAGGAAATCCCGCTTGAGCAGATCACCCACTTCGTCGCCGAAGACAAGTACGTCATCGCGTACTACCCGGATGGCGTACTTGTCTTGAACGAAACGCTTAAGGCCCTGGAGGCTGAGTTCTCCGACGAGTTCATCCGCACCCACCGTAAGGCCCTGGTCCGACGCTCGCTGATCAGCATGTTCAAGCGCCGGCCCGACGACGCCCAGGCCGGGGAAGTGCTTCTGCTCGGAACAGAGGATTGGATTCCCGTCAGCCGCAGTCACTCGGCACAGATCATATCGGCGATGGGTGCATGAGGGCCATGTCATGTACATCAAAAAAGATGTCATCGAGGTCATCAAGTACGCGGCGATGATGGCGGCCTGCTCTCGCCAGTCCTGGGGAATCTACCCCATGAACCAGGGTTACAAGGCAATGCCCTTCCGTGGCGACTATCACCGCGTCGTCGAAGTCTGCCACCCCTGACCGAACAGGAATAACCCCATGCACCAGCTAACAGCGAATCACCGCCCTTGCGGTGTGACGGTCACCGGCTGGCCTGAAGAAAGCCAGCTTATGACATCGGACGACATTCTGCGCATCGCGAGAGCGGTTAAGCAGATGGCGATCAACCAGTCCCAGGGCGCCGATGGCGTTCGGGTCTACCCGGAGGATGAGCCATGCCATACGACGAAAGCCCCGCAGTCCGCCGCATAAACGCCCTCTGCTCCCCCGCGCCAGCCCGATATATCGGCTATTCGGAATTACGTGTGTAAAGGGTTAAGTCCTGCTATAATCCAAATCCGGATTATCGTGTGGGATTGCATAATGCTCAGCACCTCAAGCTCAACAGCTCTTTCTGCCCTGCCTCAGCATCGCTGGCTGTCATCTGCGCTGCCAGTTGAGAACTGCTGGGAGGGAGTATCTGCCGTCACTGAAAATGCAGAAGACATCCTTGAGCCAGAGGACTTTGAGGGGTCGCCTATGTGGTTTTCTGCCAGCGTCCCGATCCAGTGGGAAACCCCGTCGCCGAGCAAATTCGAGGCGCTTGATGAGTGGAATGACCGCCTTAACAGCCTTCGGTCAATGCCTCAATGTGACGTGCTTCCAATAATCCTGTTCATGGATGCTGCCGGTAATCTTAAAATCATTGACGGCTACCACCGCATCGCCCTGGCAATCGAGCGAGGTCAGAGTGACATTTCGGCCCTAGTTCGTTACGCGGCCTAGTCGGCATAATGCCCGAATGACAGATATTCTTGATTTGCCAGATTGGAACGTCCTGACCTCACGCCTCGATGACGGCACCTATACCATCGAGGCGGAGTACACCCAGCCACTTCAGGCCTGCACCAAGTGCGGCGTAGTGGGCAAGCTGTACCGCCACGGCCCCAAGGTCGTTACCTACCGCGATAGTCCCATCAGGGGCGCCCACGTGCAGCTGGCTGCCAAGGTTCAGCGGTACAAGTGCCGAGAGTGCGGCGGAACTTCCTTGCAGCCACTGGGCGGGGTTGAGGTTGACCGCCGGATGACTCAGCGCTGTGTTGAGTACATCAAGACGCAGTGCATGCGGGACACCTTCACCAGGCTGTCGCAACACATCGGCTGCGACGAAAAGACCATTCGCAACATCGCCAACGATTACGTCCAGCACATGAATGCCCAGTTCAGGCCATACCTGCCTAACTGGCTTGGGATCGACGAAACCAAGATCGCAGGCGACATGCGCTGCGTCCTCACGGACGTTGGCCGAAACGTGCCTATCGATATCCTCCCCAGCCGCGATCAGGACACCCTGGCGCGCTGGCTAGCAGCCTTTCCTGACCGCTCAACGCTGCTTGGGGTGGCTACTGACATGTGGCGACCATACCTCAACGTGGTGAACATGATGGCCCCAGGTGTGCCGGTCGTGATCGACAAGTTCCACGTTGTCAGGATGGCCAACTATGCTCTGGACAAAACCCGCATTCGCCGAGGCAAAGCCCAGGGCGTCAAGGTCAACAAGGAGTGGAAGCGCAGCAAGGTGCTGCTCAACAAGAGCGCCGCGAACCTCACTGACAAGCAGTCCTTCAACCTCGATATGTGGCTGGACAATGACCCCGAGGTCGCCCAGTCCTACCAGCTGAAGGAAGACTTCTATGCCCTGTACAACCTGCCCAAGGCGGACGCTATCCCAGCCATGGAGAGCTGGGTTCAGCACGTGAAAGCGAGTGACGTAGCTGCTGATTACAAAGACCTGCTTTCCGCCCTGAAGAACTGGCGGCAGCAGATCGTCAACTACTTCGATCACCCCATCACCAACGGCTACACCGAAGCCCTGAACGGTATGACGAAGGTCGTCAACCGCAACGGGCGCGGCTACACGTTCGAGATCATCAGGGCGCGCATGCTGTTCTCCAACAACTCCCGCGCAGGTCAGTCACCGGAATGGTTCTGCGTGAGCTGCGGCGGCTTGTTCTTCGAGGATGAGCGGGCCGTCTGGTTGCCTGTTGAGGATGGAGACAGCCGCAGGCACTGCCTCTGCGCGGAATGCAACGACCGCTCGATTACACACGCCAAGGAGTTCTACGACAACCTTGATGAGTTCTTCGAATCCACACCATTTTCCGAATAGCCGATATATCCACCTCCCAACAGGCATTCACTGGGTCGTCATCGACAGCCTGGGCAATGTCCTGCAACTCGAAAACATCGAGCGCCGGCGCCGACTGATAACTGTTTCTGACCTCGAAACCGAGGCCTGGAGAAAGCTCCCATGAACAAAGCAAATGAATGCACCTGCCCTTCTGGCGACGGCTCCCTCGTCCATCCGTGCCCGGCACATCCTGCGGTAGAGCAGGTAGGCGGGGATGAGCGCGACTTCCAGGCAGAGGGCGCACAGGAGGTTCCATCGCCAGTCTCACAAGAGTATGACCGACATTTGATCAGTCTTTTGCGTAAAGGTGAGGCACTTCCTGGCCACCAGGAGGAGGCCGCTGACGAGATCGAGCGCCTGCGCGATTGGAATGATCACCTGAACAACACCGTTCTACCCAACATACTCAATCCAAATTTCCTGATGCTCATGAAGGGCGGCGAGAGGCTGCTTGACCTGTGCACGAAGGACGGCAAGTTCATTGGCGTATCGCTGAATGACATGAAGGACGTGTTTGATTGGATGGTCACGCACGCTCGAATTGCACCTGATCACGCCGCCCTGGCGCAACCCTCCCCGCCGCCCCATCCGGCGTCTGAGCTGGACTTTTCAAGGCCGCTAGAAACTGAGAACGGCGACCCTGTGAAATGGATATGCGCCGACGTCATCGAATACAAGAGTGCGCGCGTATGCGTCGCCAAAGACACTGGACTTGTCTATAGCTCGCCATACATCGGTCTGAAGATTCGCAATGTGATGCCAGAACAGGCAGAGGCGGAGCGGCCGGAGGGGCCAACCGAGGACGAGCTTGAAGCAGCCGGGCTCGGCTACCCGCTGCACAAGGAAGAAGCGGTAAAGCTCTGGTATTCCGGGTTCCGCTCCGAGGTGATCACCGTTCTGGAGGCGTGGGAAGCCATCGGCCACGACATCGGTATGAACCCGGACAAAGGCGAACTGCTGGATTCGCTGCGCTACATGCTGGAAAAGTGCGAGGCACATGACGCCGCCCTGGCCAGGGTCGCGGAGCTGGACAAGCAGTGTCGCGATGACGTAGCGCGTGCGCTCGGCTTGCGCCCGTCCCAGGAGCGCGGTTTCGCATGGTCCTACCTGCTGGCCTCGATCAAGTCATGCGTGAAGGCGTCCGAGGATGCCGCCCAGGCTCAGCACAGCGTGCCGGAGGTGTCAGGGATCGGACGAGACTTCGCCTATCCGCGCTCCGTAGTTCTGTACCTGCGCACAGAGCCGACCGACGACGACCTGCGAGCCATCCATGATGGCCTGCTATCTCTCGCCGCCGCGCCCGGCAAGGAGGGGAACGATGACTGAATGGCGCGAAGTGGTTGGTTATGAAGGACTATACCGAGTATCAGAGCATGGCGAAGTCATCGGGGTTATACGCAAAAAGATCAAAAAGCAATTCCCCAATACTAGCGGATACATGTCAGTAGGTCTGTGCGCCAATGGCAGGCAGAAGAACACCACGGTCCACAAAATTGTGGCCTTGGCGTTCCTAGATAAGGCCTTCGAGTCGCTAGAAGTAAATCACATAGACGGAGATAAGCTAAATAATCATCACTCAAATCTAGAATGGGTTACGCGCTTGGAAAATCTAAATCATGCAAAAAAGATGGGGCTTCTTAGAGAGTCCACCAAGGTAGTCGCAATGCCCATAGACGGCTCGGTTGGATATTTCTTCGTATCCATCAATCAAGCCGTTAAGAGTGGATTTAATAACGGAAACATTTACAACTCCATAAACGGGAAATCCCCAAATCACAAAGGCTTCAATTGGGCGAAAGTGCCTAGTGAAATGCAGATAGGTGAACAGCCATGACCGAAGAAGAACATGATGCCAAGCTGCGCGCCGAGGCCCAGGCGCTAAGGGAGGAAGTCGCAGAGTACGAGGCTCTCTGCAACCGTCAGGCCGAGTTGCTGAGCCAGTCCATTGTCGCCATTCGAGGGCCAGAGCCTGAACTCACGCGCTGGGGATATGCCGACTTACCACTACGTGTAAAGACGATTGTTGAGGAAGTCGCAGCACTGCGCGCAAGGGTGGCTGTTGTGCCTGATGCGAGCACGGTGTACGCGGCGCTCGATGCTCGTGAGCGGTTATTCACAAGTCCTGAGAACATTCAGGTAGCGCTGGAAGCTCAATCGCGCCTCAACGGCCTGACGGTCAGCGAGGGGCTGTTGCGGCGGATCGTAACTCCGGCACTTACCAGTTCGGATGCGCACGACCGCATTGGCGCACTTGAAGAGTTGCGCGCCCTGCTGAGCGAGCAGGATGGAGGGAAGCCATGAGCATGGAGTTCATTCGAATGGCCTACAACGTTCCCTGCAAGCGAGGCGGAAAGGTCATCTACCGAGGTCGCGGCACCGAGGAGCACGGGACGATAACAAGCGCAAAGGGCGCCCACCTCATGATCAAGCTAGACGGCGAAAGCGGGCCAAGGAGGTTCCACCCGACCTGGGCGCTTCAGCACCTTCCGGAGCAGGCATAGCCACCCATCGCCAACCACTGTACGCATATACAGCAATTCGGATAATGGACTACCCACTACCCGGATTGCATATGCGCACGAAACCCTTCCGCCCGCCGCGCCGGCATGAGATCGCCGGCCTCCGCTACTACCGCACTGCCTCGGCTTACAACTGGCTCGGCGTAGCGATGGCGCACCCGACTCGCGCGATCCAGTTGCTGCTCGAACAGTGTGAGCCAGACGTGCTCTCTCCAATGTTCGAGATTGAGATCGACGCGATCCTGAGCCAAGCCGACGAATACGCAAAGACCGGCCAGGTGCTCGAGCGCGAGCAACTGCGCGAAATGCTCATGCACCTGATCGCCAAAGCGGCGGGCGAGTAACCCCACGAAACCAACGCATCCGACCCTCGGAGGACCAACCGTGGACAACGACAACGAAACCATATTGGCAGTGATAGTCATAGTTCTCTTCGTCCTGGGAATCTTCCGGGTCGTCGGGGATATGCAGGAACTCTACAGGCAGACCGAGTTGAAAGGACAGGAGTTGAGCAGATGGAGCAAGCAATGAGAGAAGAGTTTGAAGCGTGGGTCTGGGACATTTACGAAGAAACGCTCTGGTTTGACATGAACAGAGAGTTCGTTCTGAAGCGCAATGGCGACGAGTACTTCGGCAACTTCCTGAATGATCGATGGGAAGCCTGGAAAGCCAGCCGCGCGGCTCTGAGGGTGGAGTTGCCGCCGACGATCACCGCCGAAGAGGTTGTTGAGCATTTCAACATCGACGAGGAAGGCATCGACATGGCCGCTGGTATTGCGCACATGGTCAACGGCGCCATCTGGTCCTGCGCAGCGTTCATCAAGCAAGCCGGAATCGAGGTGAAGCATGGAACTGCATGACGGTGACGCGACCTTCGTAGGTTCGTTCAACAAAGTCGGATGGACTGATGATGGTCATAAGATGACCTTCGGTTTTCGTCCGCCACGCGGCGAGCAGTTCGTCATCATGTTGCTCGGTTCCGCCAAGAAAGACGCAACTGACTTCGACTTAGAGGCGGCGCTCAACCGCCTAGGCTTCTATCGGAGGGAAGAGTCATGACCGACCACGCAGAGCTGCGGAGGCTGGCTGAAGAAGTGATCCGAATTGAGCGGAGCGAGGATGAGCCGATCTCCTCTGCTTGGGAATTATTCGATTCCGCCGCCAACCCCAAAACCATCCTCGCCCTGCTGGACGAGATCGACCGGCTCAAGGCGGAGAACGAAAGGCTGCTCGACGAACTATCCGCATGCACCGAGCATCCAGGCGGATGTGGGTATTGGCGCGAGGCCGCCAAGCGTAGAGCCGAAGACCGTGACCGGCTTAAGGCGCAGAACGATGCGCTGCGGGGAGCGCTACATGCCGTTCAAGCTGAGGTAGACGGGAATCTCCGCCCACTTACCCGCGACCTCGTGAACATGGTCAGCGGCTTGAATAACGGCACTCACCCGAATGACATCTACGACCACTGCGACGAGATCGAAAGGATCATCGGAGCAGCTCTGGAAGGAGCCAAGCCATGACCGACATCAACAAGCTCAAAGTGTGGGCTGAAGCTTTAGCGATCCGTGCAGGCAGCGCAGGACCTGATATCAGTGCTGATGTTCTTGGGCTGATTGAAGAAGTGGAAAAGCTTCGCGCAGATACCAGCAGCATGCGTGGCTCGCTGAACGCCAACAGCAAGTGCATGAAGAAGCTGATCAAGGACGGAACCAGAGCAGCGAAAGAGCGCGACCGGCTGAGGGTGGAAAACGAGGCGCTGCGCAAGATCATTAGCGAGTGCGCCAAGGCCTGCGGCGCTGGATGCGCGCCAGAATGCACGCTGGAGTTCATGAGCATGTTGCCTGGCGAGATCTCATCGGTAGTTAGCCGGCGCGCAGCCGCCGAGATCGGCAAGTCTATGGGAGGTGGGGAGTGATGAAACGGGAGGAATTCGAGAAGCGCATGGCCGGCATATTCGACCTGTCCGCTTACGTGGACAGCCAGGGAGACATCCGATATTCGGACAGCCACACCCAGGCTGCTTGGGATGGATGCCAACTGGTGGTGGATTTATTCGAGCCGGCGCCATCAGTCAGACAAGGCATGAGCCTCGACCACATCGGAAGGCTTCATGCCCTTGAGAAGCTGAGACTACGCATCGCCGCTCACATGTTCATCAGGCAGAACGGAGAACTGCTCGGATACGGCGTAACCGTCCCTGAGATGCGCGAATTCCGGGAACTCCTTATCCCGTTCAACGGCGAAATCAAGTAACCCAGCCGGGCGCCACTAGCTCTCCCTGAGCTAACCCGGCTGGGCGTCTAAATCCTACCAAAGGCCTGACCGGGCAGTTAACCCCATATTGCCCGATGCGGGCGCCCTGCCCGGCCAAGCCAGCACGAATTCTACCCTCCAAACCGATGCCGTTGATCGGCCAAGGTCTCGCTATGTCTTTGATTTCAGTTGAGGCGGCCGCCGGCATTCTCGGCGTGAGCCGCAGGACCGCGTACCGCTACGCGGACGAAAAGCTGATCCCAGTGGTCAGGTTCAAGAAGACCATCCGGGTGCACAAGGAAAAGCTCGAACAGATGCTTGAAGAGGAAGCCGCTGCTAGCATGCGCGACGCGGTCGGCGTACCGGAGGAAGTATGCCGTACAAGAGAAACGACTCCGCCTACTGGTGGATCTCTTTCAAATCAGCAACAGGAAAGCTTGTTAGACGCTCTTCTGGAACTGCCGACTACTCGGCGGCGAAAGCACTAGAGCAACAGGAACGCGCGAAAGCGTGGAAGGAAAAGGAAATGGGCGTGAATCCGCCCAGGACCTTTGAGGAGGTGATCATTCCGTATCTGCAACACGCTCGCCAGCATCAGCGCAGCTACGAAACGACCGTGCACCGCATAAAGCCGCTGCGCGAGTATTTTGCCGGACGTGTGATCAACGATCTAGGGGGGCAGGACATCCGGGGCTACGGAACGCACAGATTGGACGCCGGCGCATCACCGGCAACCATCAACCGCGAACTCGCGGCATTATCCGCGGCTATCAACCATTGCAACACCGAAATGGAGTGGGGTCTCCCGAACCCTGTAAAGGGACGGAAGATGCGCGAGGCCGAGGGACGTGATCGTTGGTTGACCAGGGCAGAGGTCGATGCCCTGTGCCGATCCGCGCGCGGGCAGAAGTTTGGCCCGATGCTGGAGGACTTTATCCGCTTGGCCGTCAACACAGGGTGCCGGCGGGAAGAGATGCTCGGCCTTGAGTGGCGCAGAGTGGATTTTGCCAACCGCCTGATCTATCTGGAGGCTGGCCACACGAAGGCAGGAAAGCGCCGGAGCATTCCGATCAACGAAGGGGCGATGGCAGCACTAAAGCGACGAATGGCATTCAGGTCCGAGACAAGCCCAGAATGCCCCTGGGTCTTTGCGCGCGCCAACGGTGATCGAGTGGTCTCTCTTTCGGCAGGTTTCAAGCAGGCATGTCAGGCAGCGAAGATCGTAGACTTTACGATTCACGACCTGCGCCATACCTGTGCGGCCTGGCTGGTTAGCGCAGGAGTTCCGCTGGCAGACGTTCGCGATCTGCTTGGACACTCTACAGTCGCGATGACTGAGCGATATGCCCATCTTGCGCCGGCCAGGGTAAGGGATGCAGTTGGGGTGCTTGATCAAGTCCGTGAAAGTCGCATTTCACGTTCTGTTCACGCTGATAATCCAGCGCATCTACAAGGAGGGCCGCTGAAGCTTGTAAACACTTGATTTAGAAGGTGGTGCGGACGGAGAGACTCGAACTCTCACGCCTTGCGGCGCTGGAACCTAAATCCAGTGTGTCTACCAATTCCACCACGTCCGCGGGACACTGCTTGGAAATGAAAACGCCAGGCCCCGGGCCTGGCGCTTCGGAATATGGGGTGGACGATGGGAATCGAACCCACGACACCAGGAGCCACAATCCTGTGCTCTACCAACTGAGCTACGCCCACCATATTACGACTTGCGGTAAAACATCGCCTGCTTCTTGCCGATTCGCCGAATGGCGCACCCGGCAGGACTCGAACCTGCGACCATCCGCTTAGAAGGCGGATGCTCTATCCAGCTGAGCTACGGGCGCTTTATTCATCTGCATTCAATGCTGAGCGCAAACTTTAAGCTCTGGCAATCACAAAGTCAGCAACCGACTTGCATTACCTCTTACCCTGCGTCCGGCTGTGCTCGGCAAGCGGGGCGCATGTTATACAGGGGGCGAAAGGCCGTCAACGGGTTTTTTAAAAAAATTCAGCTATATAAAGGAGTTACGGCAAATCCGCGGGTCGCCTCCTTTGCCCCGGGCGGCGTCCATGCGAAAATGCGCGTCCTTTTTCCACCCGATTCGATGGTTACCCTTCCGACATGACCGCACAACTGATCGACGGCAAAGCGATCGCCGCCAACCTTCGCCAGCAGATAGCCCAACGCGTGACCGAGCGCCGCCAGCAAGGCCTGCGCGTTCCCGGCCTGGCGGTGATCCTGGTCGGCACCGATCCGGCCTCTCAGGTCTATGTGGCGCACAAGCGCAAGGACTGCGAGGAAGTCGGCTTTCTCTCCCAGGCCTACGATCTTCCCGCCGAAACCAGCCAGGACGACCTGCTGGCCCTGATCGACCGCCTGAACGACGATCCCGCCATCGACGGCATCCTGGTCCAGCTACCCCTGCCCGCCCACCTGGACGCCTCCCTGCTGCTGGAGCGTATCCACCCGGACAAGGACGTGGACGGTTTCCATCCCTACAACATCGGCCGCCTGGCCCAGCGCATGCCCCTGCTGCGCCCCTGCACCCCGAAAGGCATCATGACCCTGCTCGCCAGCACCGGCGCCGACCTGTACGGCATGGACGCGGTCGTGGTCGGCGCCTCGAACATCGTCGGCCGGCCCATGGCTCTGGAGTTGCTGCTGGGTGGCTGCACCGTCACCGTGACCCACCGCTTCACCCGCGATCTGGCCGACCATGTGTCGCGCGCCGACCTGGTGGTGGTCGCTGCCGGCAAGCCGGGACTGGTCAAGGGCGAGTGGATCAAGGAAGGCGCCATCGTCATCGACGTCGGCATCAACCGCCAGGCCGACGGCCGCCTGGTCGGCGACGTGGAATACGAGGTGGCGGCACAACGCGCCAGCTGGATCACCCCGGTGCCGGGCGGCGTCGGGCCGATGACCCGCGCCTGCCTGCTGGAAAATACCCTGCACGCCGCCGAACACCTGCACGACTGA